AATTGTATTTACTAGTGATGAATTTGCTTATGTGATTAGAGAATATCCAGAAATAGAGTTTGTTAGAAGCGTTATCATTTCTGATAACACAATGTATGGGAGTAGGTTTATTGATGGTAATGCAAAAAATATCTTAGTGGCTAATAATGTACACTATGATGCTAGGAGAATCTTGCAGCTAACTGGCTATTACAATAATTTTATAGGTAATCAAGTACACTTTGTTGAATCAATTGATGGTGCTTCGGGGAGAAATATAGATGGTCATTATTCTAACTATATAAATAATAGTTGGTATGGGCATCCGACTCAATCTAACCTGAATGCACTCCCTATGTTTTCATTCAATAACAATAATGGAATATCATTTAAAGGAGAAAGCTTTTATGATATGCAATCTGTATTTCAATATAATGGCGCAGGAGACTTGACAACTTACAGGTTAGTCTATGGTACAGATTTAACAGAAGAAAGCACAAGTCTTATAACAGATATTATCATAGATGGAGTCACAAGTCTTAATAGTGAAGCAGGGTTCTCCTTTCCATATACTGTAGATGTAGAGGATAGAACAGATGTAGATGCACTAGTGTCAGACCTAGAAGCATATTTTCCAAGTGCTACGGTTATTCCATATTACTACGGATTAAATATAGAAATTACTATAGACCCTAATGTGGCAGTCATTAATAGTATTACAGTAGAAGAAGCTGATAACACTAATACCACGGTAGTCAATGCAACAGCATCTACATCAAATCCTACAAATAATATTGTTTCTGACTGTGAATTTACTAGAGTAGGTAATGCGTTTAAATGGGATGAAGGCGATAATCTTATCTTTAGAGATAATATGGCAAGTCAGCTAACCAGTTGGTTTGACTATAGTGAAACAGGCACAAATGACAGCTTAATATTTATTGATAATATAGAGATAGGTAGTAAAGCTGTAGAGTTTGTAGATGGTGATAAGCCTACTTATTTAGTTGACAACAAAGGAGAAGAACTAAGTATTACTGCATCTGGAATTAGTACTGATATCGCATTAAGCCAAGATGACAATAACATTTACAAAATTGATATATCGGGAGTTACAGGTATTCATAAATTAAATGTAACTAATGCTGTAGAAGGAAATAATTATATATTTCAGATTATCGGCAGTGGTGATGTAGAGTTTCCTAGTTCATTTACTACAGAAGATGTAAATGAAGCATTACAAATAGTCAGAAGTCAAGGTAGTGCTTTAGTGCAAAGCTATTATAATGGTACTAACTTTATCAGTAACACAACTGCTGATAGATATACAACTTCTAACATATTACTAGAAAACTATACAGGTGCTGAAGCTGCTTATGCTTTAAGAAAGCTGTCTGGGGAATATACTGGTAGTGCTATAAGAGTAGAAAGAGACAATGATAATACACAAACAGATATTGGATTTAACGGTATTGAATTAGATGAAGCTGCATTAACTACTTTTTGTGGAGCTAATACTTGTACAGTAGTCACATTTTATGACCAAAGTGGTAATAGCAGAGATTTAATAACTGATGCTGCATATACTTCTCCAACCATAGTGAGTACAGGTACTCTTAACACTCTTAATGTTAAGCCTGCAATTAGTTTTAACGGTAGTACTGATGTATTACATGAACTTAATATAAACTATACTTATACCCCCCCTACTGCGGCAGCAATTGTGTTTAGTAGTACACAATCAAATTCTACGATATTCGGCATAGGTAATACAATTCTGGCAGGAATATTTAAACTTAATTCAGATGACTTGCAGGCAAGAATGGGTAATACACTAAACACCCCTAACACTGTTAATGATGGAACACAAAAATTCGGGTATATGTCACACACTTCTGCGGAATTGCTAGTGGGTGCGCATAATGGCAATGAAGGGACTTTAGCAACCCCTAACACCCCTACATATAATGACAGGCTTGTTTTGGGTGCTAGAGCAAATGTACCTTTTGGAAATGCAGCAGAATATTTTAATGGAAACATACAAGAAGTTATCTTGTGGTCGGGCGATAAATCAGCGGATATTGTTGATATTAAAGATGAAATCAAACTATACTATGATGATGCTTTAGTAGTAGGAACAGGACAACTAATCCCAAATACAGACTACAAACTAACTGAATTATTAACTGCAAACTTTACTGTTTCTATTGGCAAATACAACTTAGTCAATCCAACTGGTGGAGCAATCACAGCTACAGTTCCTTCGGGTGTTACACAAGTGGGAACAGAATTTTGGGTAGTAGATTCAGAAGGTACAGCAAGTGGTACTAATACAATTACAGTTGACTTTATCACTAATGGTTATACAGTAAGTGGGCAGAATACAGCAGTCATTAATGATGCAGGAGATGGATTTAAGTTCATCTATATTGGTTCTAATAAATGGATTTCAGAAAGACTATAAAAAATAAAACAATGAAAAAAATATATTTAACATTGATGCTACTAATATCGGTAGCATCATTATTTGGGCAAAGGTTTAGTAGCGGCGTTAGCGAAATTCCTTCCATCTTCAACTTTTGCATACAATGATAACAATTGGCATCATTTAGTTTTTGTTTATGAAGCTAGTACAGCATTGAGAATTTATGCAGACGGAACAGAAGTAGCAACAAATACTACAAGTATTGTATCAAATGCAAACAATAATGGACAAGATTTAACTCTAGGTAGTCAAAATGGTGCTTCCAATTTTATGGATGGGTTTATAGATGAATTTAGTATTTATAGTGCTGTATTATCTAGCGGAGATATAACAAGTTTATATAATAGTAGAACACCTACCGATCAAACTGGAAATTCAAATTTATCATTTTGGTTAAGAATGGGTGATTTGATAAGTGGCAGCACTTTACCCGATCAAGTAGGAAGTAATGATGGTACTAATACAGACGGTACTGTAAGTACAGATATTCCAAACTAGTAAAATAAACAGCAAAGATAACTAGAGTATTGCACGCCCAGTTCGCTCAGTTCGCTATGTGTGCCTTGCTTTAGTTGTCTTATAACGTTATATCGTTGCGTTTCTTAAGGAGGCGTTGCGTTATAGCGTTATAGCTTTGCGTTTAGATTGCGTTAACTAATTAATACTGAGAGGATTGTGATAGCGTTTAAGTTGCGTTTTATTGCGCGCAACTATAACGCAAAAAATATTTTATAAATTTTAGCGTATAGCGTTATCGTATAGCGTTAGCGTTATTAAATTATTGACAATGGTACACATTACATCTAGTGTTGATGACACTATGTTCAAGAAGGACGGGTATTCATATCCTAAGAATACTTATGAGATATTTTATGAGGAGCCTTCTGGTCAAGACCCTGATTCTAATACCTTATTGCGTATTGGTATTAGGGATAAAATTAGTAAGGAGGTTTTTGTTCCTGCAATTCCTATCAGTGGATATACTAGTGATGGTATAAATCCTATTGCGGATTATGATACTTTGATGCAGTTATTTGCTACTCATTTAGGTTTTAATTCGGCAGGCTCGGCTGCCTTACAAACGGCACAAGATGCTGCTACTGCGGCAGCCTCTGCGGATGTTAAGGCATTATCAGCTCAGACAGGTTACTCTCATACGGGAGCATTTGCGGACAAGCCTTTATCTAATAATTATGTATGGGAAGCAGGTGCAGGCATAAATTACACCACTCAAGATGCTGCTAATGGTACATGGAAGGTATTATCTTTGAGTAGATCTGTACATGATGCGGTGGATAATCCTTATTGGACTACCCCTACACCGACTGGTAATGTAGGTGTAGGCTTATTTCAAGGTGCTAATTTACCTAATGATGTATTCACATTAGTAGACTATGATTATTCTTATGATTTACAGTATCCTAGTTCTACAGGTACTGGATATGAGGGGAGTACAGGTCGAATTAGATTAAATGACTGTGTATATGGCGATCAATTAAGAGTACGTTTTGATTTTGAGATTATCCCTCAGATATCTAATACTACTGTAGAGGTAGGGTTATGGTATAGCAATAGAGATGCCTCAAATAATATTACGTTAACCTTTCCTTTAACTACGACACCAATTTTTTATGGTACTGGTACTGTACAAAAGGTTTACCTAAATAGACCAGAAATTTCTGCTTGGATTACTAGTAATGAAGATGTAAATGCGCTTGCATTGCCTGCAATTAAGGCGGATAATCCAGTCATAATTCGACCTTTAGGCTTATTAATAACAATTTTAAGATAAAAATATGATTATAAGAATTGTAAGAAACGAGTCAGGAAATTGTATAAATTTTTACGGCTCAAGTAATCCAACTTATTGGAATGCGTGCTTGTCTGGGGAAGTGGACTTGGAAGACAATACTCTTGTAAATATTGTAAACGATATTAAGACATCTGCTAACGGTACTAAGGAATATGAGTTCTTTAAAATACCTTATACGGTATTTAGGGATGCAGACGGAAATACATTTGCAGATGCAAATGCAGTCGCTTCGTATATTGACATAAATGGCAATGTTACATCTCCAAATTTCGGTGTATATAAAGGGGAATGGGATGCAAGTCAAGATTTTCCTAACCCTACACCTAATGGGGGTGATTGGTATTTTGTTAGTGTAGAAGGCAATAAGAACCCCAACGATGTAGGTGGGGCTGATTTAACACCGAGTGATGGTAGGAGTTCCTACTTTATAGTTAATGACGTTATAAAATATAACGGAACATCTTGGGGGCATATTAAAAGCCAAGCTGTTCGTGTAGATGCGATAGAAAATTCAGCTTTGGGTGCGTATAGCCTCTATGTAGACCCAAATACTACAATACCAAGTGGAAGTCAGACTGGCAGTAATTTAAAACCATTTAGTTCTCTTCAAGATGCGGTAGATGCTGTACCTGATAAGGGGTCGATTTATATTAAAGGTGTTAACGTGATTTCTAGCGAAATTACGTGGTCTTCAAAGAGTATTTCTTTTTATGGTTCGTCCGATTCAGTAATAAAATATGCAACTTTTAATGCTGCAAATGGTAATATAATTTCATTTGAAGGAGACGGTACTCAGAAAGTCGAATTTAATGATATAACATTTAGAAACTCTGGCGGCTACGGCCTCTTATTAAAGAACCTTGATGAAGTAAACCTTCGTAGTTGCGAGTTTTACAATAATGGCTTTAGCGGTAATGGTATATCTACAGTCCTTCCAGAGTCAGGTGGTGTATTAGGTTATGACTCATCTCAAGTTGATCTACAAGCTTTCTATGCAGGAGCCGAAGCAAGCAATGGTGGTGCAGTTAGAGTAGAAGAATGTAGAAAGCCAATGATTAGAGAGTGTCGTGCTGAGAGTAACCTTAGAGGATTTAGACTACAGGATTGTGGTATAAATGGTGGAGGATTCGTCATCGAAAATCAAGCTGTTAGTAATATCGAAAGTGGTATTTATCTTGCAGGGGCAGCATTGAATGGCTGTCAAAATATTACTGTAGCTGTAAATTATTCTGCCTTTAATGCTAACAATGGGTTACTAGTAATTGGGGGACTAAATAATAAGTTTTCTCAAAATGAAGTAAGAGGTAATTGGAATGCAGGATTATGTGGTTGGGCGACAGCAAACCTTACATTAAGAGATTGTGGTCTATATGATAATAATAGAAGTCAGTTTAATGGTATAGGTAATAATGGGGATGCAATGGCTAGTATTCAATTAAGTGATGCTTCTAGCTACTTAGCTAGTACTATAACATTTAATCAGAATTATAGGTTTTTGGCAGAAGTATTAGATACCCAAGTCCATTACACAGGCTTAGGAAGTAACACCGATAAGGTAGGTTTCTTAATAACGAATGGAATGGGTTTAATACCTGATAACTCAAAAAATATCATTAAAGTAGATGATGTAGGATTTATTGGTCAAGACTATGCTATTGATTTGTCAGCGGTAGATATTTCTAACCTTAGAGTAAGTTTAGGAGATAACTCGTATCAGTCAATAGGGCAGAAAGCGGTTAAAGCGCCTTTAAATGGTAACTACTCTGAGCTGCCTTTTAGTAATCATGTAATGCAAGTTCCAGAGGTAGATGTAGTAGTTGATACATTAAAGAAGAAAATTGCTTTACACGAAGGTGTAGGTGGTAATGTAATAAACACTTATGATGTTAATGAATTGAGTTCAGACTTAAAGCCTAATTCACTTGATATTATAATAAATAAAAGCAATAAAATACAACTTAGAGATTTAACATTTGGCAATATTTATATTAACGGTGTTGTAGCAGGAAATAATTTAAACTCAGCAAATGATAGTTTAATTGCAGCTTTTAATATGAATTTGATTCAGTACAAAGATTTCTTAGTATCTGAAGTTGGAATAAATGGTGATGCAAGTTCTGGGGGTTCTCTACCTGCTCAAGTTAACAATTGGTATATTGCTTATGGAGCAAGAGCTACTGAACAAATAACAAGTGCTGGTATTGTGGCTGATATTAAAGACCAACAACCATTTTACAACGGAGATTTCTTAGAGAAAGGTCATGAGTATGTTTGGAGTCATTATGACAATGCTGATTACATGATAGGTATTTATAGTGGGGCTGAAGAAAAGAAAAATGAACAAGACGCTGTAAATCCTATTAACTGGGAAGTTGGGTTTTTCTTTGATGAAAACAATGATAACTTTAATCCTAATTTTAGTTCAGGGTGTGATTTAGCCTCTAGGTATTCAACTGGATATGCTATGAATAGCAATAAAGTTTTAGCCCTAAGATATGGTAACGATAATTATTTGTATCTATTAGACATAACTGGTGGCAGTGAAGTAATTATAGCTAAGTCTAATTTAACTTTGATAGGTGACACTCAAACTATATTCTTTGCAGGTGAAAATCAACCTAACGCACAGTTCCCTGTAATGCAAGAAAGAACTGAAAGATGGACTATTGTAGCTGATTATGATGGTTCTGAAAATGGAGAATGGGTTAATGGTATAGAAAATCAAACAGTAATAAAGTCTAATATGTCTATAAGCTCTGGAGAGAAGTTTGTGTGGACACTACCTGCTGTTGGGGTAAATAGAAGCTATGGTATTGGATATATAGGAGCGTCAACTGGTCAAGGAAATGTGGTTGAAAATTTTACGGCTAGATGGAGATGGGATGCTCAAGAACTAATACAATATGCCACTACAAATGGTTGGACTTTTAATACTGAAAACACTTACTATGATTCAATAAATAGCAGATGGAATTTAACGACAGGTCAACCAGTACAAGTTTCTTATAGACATACAGATTCTAATGTATTAAAAATGTTTGATGAAACTCATGGTGAGTTAATAATGACATTAGATGCTAGTACAAATGGTACACCTATACACTTGTATTTTGGTGCAAATGCTTACGCTTCTGACTTATCTCAAATACCAGTATTAAGTAAATACAACATGGTTGATAGTGACGAGGGTACAAATGTAACAGGCTGGTATTATATTGAGTCTCCTGACGGAAACTTTGAATACCCCTTATTTGCAACTGAAGCAGAAGCTAATTATATTGATGGTGTAGAAGGAGGTTCTAATACTTCAAGTACACAAACCTATGTAGATGATTTGTCTGGAACTACTTGGTACAAACCTACTACTAATTTTGTAGATAATGGAACTGTAGCCCCTCAACATGGTATTTATGGTAATTCTATAAATGTTCTATGGAATGAAATAGCTACAGGTGAAGACTCTAATTATACTCCTACATTTAATGATATCACTTACACAATTCAAGAAGGTGGAGCAGTAAATATTCAATATAAAGGACAGGGAGATACTAATATTTATAATGTAACTAACATACCTAGTGGATATGCAGATACTGGTTTTTCTATTGTAGGAACTGCTGAAACTATTACTGACGGTGTAGATATTCAACACGTTATAAATGTAACTAAAGCTAATGACTTTGGTAGTGATACTGGAACAATTACTCTAAACGTGACTGATGACCCTACTAATAATGTTACACCAAACTTAACATCTTGGACAAAAGCAATAGATTTCAGTGGCTCTAATGAACACTTAAAACAAGTTAGTACTTCAACTTCTGCAAACCCTTTACGAATGAGTGGATTAAGTTCTACTGTGTCGGCTAATTCTAACTCAAGTAAAACATCTAGTAGTTCTTCTGCGAGACCATGGGCTACTGCCATTGTGTTTAAACCCGATGGTAATAACTCTAATCAACACATTTGGAATACTGGGGAAGGAACAAGTTCTACTAATGACAATATTTATTTAAGATTAGACGCAAGTGGAAACCTATACTTTGGTTGGGGACGACAAGGTTCTTTGAATGAGTGTGTCATTGGAGCAGGTTTTAGCAGCAGTTCTGCAACTAGTCAGTATTGGGGTGTTTATATAGCACACAAAGGAACTAGACTAAGTGGCTCTAACGCTACTGCCTCTAATCTCGCTGACTGTTTTGATATTCGCATTATGTACTACGCAGGAGGTAGTTGGGTATTCGCAGGTGTTGATGGTAATTTTGCTGATTCTGTAGGTAATAGAAGCACTGCAACCAACTGGGGTCGAAGCGGTAGCTCAACAGGGGGTAGAATGGATAGAAGTGTAAATGGAGATTTTACTATTGGAGGTAGAGGCGGTAATAGAAACTTTCACGGTAAAGTAGCTAGTATGGTTATAGCTACATTAAGGACAGATTTTGCTATGCCTGATAGTACTGAAATCAAATTAATGATTACTGACCCTAAGAAATGGGAAGATGATTATAGAGTAGGTAATTTTGTAAGGTGGGTAAATAGTACTTCATTTTCTAGCTATACACCATCTAATATAAATATTGGTTACGGTGCGGTTCAGATGTGGCTAATGGGAGATGGTACTAATGATTCATTTGGGAATGGTATTAGGAATCAAGTTTACCCTTCTGACCAAAACTATACTAAGCTACAATTAAATAGTATGCAGTCTAATGATATTGTAAATGTAAATATAACTGGATTAAGCTGATAAATATAACAAACTATACGCGTATTACAGTTGTAGGGGCGTATAGTTTTTGTATTTTTGTAAAAAGATAAGAAATGACCTCGATAGTTTTTAAATATATACAGTCTCATCCTGTATTAGTAAGTGCATCCTCAGCTACAACTGGATATGTGTTATCCATTGTAGAGGTATCTGAGATGGTAGCAGCTATTTTTAGAACTACTGGTGTTATATGTGCAGCTTTTTTATCTGCCTTAACTCTAGTAGTATATTTTAATAATAATTTTTATTTTGTAAATAAGTTTCCATTTATAAAAGTCAAAAAAGATGAAGAGAAAGTTTGATATTCAGTTGCCCGCAATTGCCCCCGAAAATGTGTTTAGTTCGCTATCACAGATTGATGATTGGAATTACCAGTACGTAGGCACAAAGAAGTATACAAATAAGATTGAAAATAGGTGTATTGTATTTGTGTTGGATACTGCAGGCTTATTCGATCATCCTGATTTACAATCTAATACTTATAGTAAGTATGATAAGAATTTCAGTTCTAGTAATGTTTTTGATGATTTGCATGGGCATGGCACGCATTGCGCAGGAATTATAGCGGCTGCCAACAATGAATTTGGGACAATCGGTATTAATTCTGATACTATTGTAGTTGCAATCAAGGTATTAAATGATTTTGGTAGTGGCTCGATGGATGATGTTGCTGAGGGTATTAGATATGTTGCTGACTTACAGTTAGATGATGCGCATAAAGGGTACAAAAAGATTATCAGTATGAGTTTAGGTTCTTCTAGTGCGTCTCCAAGAGTTGAGTCTGCCTTGAAGTATGCAAAATCAAAGGGTGTTATCTCGTTTGCTGCTGCAGGCAATGCCGGCAAAGGCTCGCAAGATACGGTAGCATATCCTGCTAAGTATGATAATCTTTGTATTGCAGTTGCCAGTCTTGATCAAGGAGAGAAATCTGCAAGCTATAGCTCGCAAGGTACTAGTGTTGATATTTCTACAGGAGGTAGCAGAATCTACTCTACTTACAAAAATAAATCTTATGCTAGATTATCAGGAACCTCGATGGCTTGTCCTGCAGTTGCAGGCTTGGCTGCCTTGATTATCTCATACTTTCCAGAGGTAACATGGAACCAAGTGTCAATGGAAACATTCTTGAAAGAGAATGCTAAAGATTTAGGTACAAAGGGTATTGACCCAATATTCGGGGCAGGCTCTATCATAGCAGATAACTACCTAGAAAAAGCTCCAAAGAATGACTTTAAGCCTTTACCTCAAAATAGATACTCTCCGTATGACCCTGCTGTAGGGATTAAGACTGTTAATCTGATAGTAGATATTGATGCCTCAATTATGTCAAGAGAGATTGCTGTGAAAGAAGGTAATTATAAAATGCCTTTTGAGGACTTTAGAGGACGTAAGGTAGCTATTTCTATAGATTGTGAGGTAGATGTATCTCGAAATGCTAATTATAGCTTAGATGTCATTAAAAGGCTTTCTCAATCTTATGCTGATCTAGCGTCTGGTATTTATATTGGAGAACTAGATGCAAAGATGTTATCAGATTTTGAAGATTCGGATTATACGGTACATATCTGTGATGGATATGCAAGTTTTGTCGATATAGCAGATAAAATAGCAGATATCTTGAAAATGAATAAGACTATGAAAATCTTAGGTATTACCTTTGATTTTGATAACTTTATAGTTGCAATTTAATTTTTTAACTTAAAAACAATAGAATGAAAATTTTGCAAAAGGATCGTAATACCACAATTTTTGGTATCTTAGGATTTGTATCGCTACTAGCAGAACAAATCTCATATCTTTTCGACTCGGTAGATGCTACCAACCCAGATTACGGTATGCTAGTATCAGCATTGTTTGTACTGCTTGGATTCGCTTCTGCGAAGGATGGAGGAAGTGCTGAATAATTAGAAAGAGGATTGCTCGCATTGCAAGCAATCCTCTTATTCTTGCTCGTTAGCCTTAATTTTCTATGTGGTTAAAAATTAACTTGCAAATCCAAGCATTTTCAAACTCATACATACCACATACTAACCCTGCTTCTTCTTCTGTGTTGTAGTATATAATTTTTCCGTTTTTATCTTTCATATAGTCCATATTTCTAAGGTCTATAATTACATATTTATCTTTCATATTACTGTCCGTTATATGTAATTTAATGTTCTTTCGTTACATGATTAGTATAATCCCGACTCATACGTACAAATATAATCTTGTAATAAATATTTAAAAGAGTTAACTTCATTAATATCCGAGGTATTGATAGCTTTCCAAAAGCTGTAGATAAGGTTTAGATCATGTCTGCCTGTCATATCATTTAATATAGCAAACCCTAGTATCGGATAGAAACTACGTTTTTCCTTAAAATGTGGAGTCAAAGCACTAGCGTAGTGCAAGGCTTTCTCCAAGTCTTCCTTACCGTTTTTATAAGGATGCCTGATCAAATACTTGAAAAGATTGCCTTCATTAAATGACAGATTGTTATCATTAATGAAAACCACAGGCTGATACTGCATCTGATAATGTGTTCCTCCGATTTGTTTTTTAGTATCCATCATTATTATTTTTGATTCGTAGGCAAGATAAGGAATTATTTTGAAAGATGCAATAGATAAATAAAAAAAAATATTGCTCGCAATGCGGGCAATATTCGATAAGAAACAACAACTATATAAATAAACTTATGTTTTAGGCATCTATCATATTATAAAAGGATTTATAGGCCTTTGCAGTCAAGTTGATAGACTTAACAGCTACCTTCTCAGTATCCTCATATATAAGAGGATACTTATCTGAGAACTTTTTGATATCTCGTATAGACATCTTAGGAATAAAAACGATAAACAAGTGGGCTTCTCCTAATCTATTCTCTCTCACCCATAATAGCCCTACTTGTTTAGTCACTGATGAAGCTCTCTCAGCATCTCTCTGGCTTTGCTCCCAAAACCTCTGAACTTGCGCTAATATTTTGGTTAGCTTACCCTCTGCCTCATCATAATGTCTTTTCAGACCTAAGTCTTTATAATGTTTAACTTCAATCTGAAATGGGAACTTCTGTCTAAAATCCGCATTAGTGCAGACAACATCCCCACAAATTAGAGGCTGTATTGTTTTTGATACATACCTTAGGCCGCCAGATGCGGGCACTCTAACAAACTCTTCACCAGTCCACTCCTCTAATATTGAACAGACTTTTCTTTCTGCATTCTGGCCTTTTTTTCTACTATTTCTTCTCTGCATAAAAAAAATGTTACACCTCAATGATACTCTGAATACTAAGATAAAAAATTGTGGTATTAGGTATCTTTAGAGATGCAACATTAATCTAACCATATTCGCTAACCTCTGACCAACGTACCATAAACCTTTCAAGAACAAATATAAGCTATTTTCTGCCTCTTGTCAAGTTTTAGGTCAAGTTTTTTTTATATTTTTTTTTTATTTTGCATTATAATAATAAAAATATGTTAAAATTTTTAAATGGTCTTGACTTTAGGAAAAAAAAGCTGTAACTTTGCCATGCTTACATAGCATACAAGCAAGCAGCTTTCAACAAATGCAACGCAAGCACTTAATCAGAATGTCTTTAAGAAAAGAATAAAAAAATTCTTCTCTCCACAAAGATAAATAGCCGCACCCTATCTCACAGCAAATGGCTGTTAAGGAAGGCTCCTTAAAATCCTCTAGTTAGGTAATTAATAGAATATTTTTTTTAAAAAGTCAAGGTATTATAATAGTAAGCTAATGCTATATTGCATGACTAGAAAATTATAATAATTCCGTCGCGCAAATTTGCATTTTTAAAAAACTATCCCTAAATTGTGGCTATTACTAAATAAAAATAATATTATGATTTGGCCACAAAATTTTAAAGTAAGTACCGAAGGGTTTTTTGAGGTATTACAAGACACTAGGTTTGATGCGCAGCCTGTGTCTATTGACATTCCTATTTATCAAATTGATAAGGAGTCAGGTAGGATAGTAAATATTTATAATCATCCTTCTGAAATAGATTTCTTATCTAAAGCTCAAATACGAGGGTTAGTAAGCTTCGATGCTGAAATAGCTATAATCTCTAAATATGAACTAGATAATATATCTAAAGCTCAAATACGAGGGTTAGTAAGCTTCGATGGGGATGTAGAAACTGAAAAATATTTCTACTTACATTATATGTTAGTAGCAAAAGGTAAGAGAAGACCATTTTGTAATACAAGAAATAACAAATAAATATGCACAAAGAATTTGAAAGGGATATTCTTCGATACCTAATTCAAGAAAATCAAGGTGTTGAGTATATAAAGCAGATAGACTCCGATTATTTTAGCTATGAGGAGAATAAGTTTGCTTTCAGCTACATGAAGCTGTATGTAGAGCGAAATAACTTTATCGCTCCTCGAAACTCATTATACCGATTTGTGTATGATGAGTTAGGCTTGACCGAGACCAACCTAAAAATAGATGATATTATAAAGGATATTTATAAGCCTTATGAATCGGTCAGGTCTGAGTTATTCATAACCGTAAAAGAATACCTACAAAAGCAGTCAATAATTAAGTTATTAGCTTCTATTGAGGACTTGTCTTCTTTAAGTGATGTCGATTATTCTAGGATTGCAAACAAAATATCTGCGATTGCTAAATTAGATGCTAATGAGAATTTGTATCCTGCGGACAAGTTCGTAAGAAAAGACTTTTCTGCTACAATGCCTTCTTATGAATTGAGTATTCCATCTTTTTTAGAGGGGTTAAATAGTTTAAGAACAACTGGGGGGTTTCAAAGCCCTGAGTTGTCTGTAATTGTATCAGGAGCAAAAGGTTTTAAGACTGGTATGCTACTTAATATTGCGGTTGATTATATGTTGAAGGGTATGAATATAATCTATATAGATTGTGAGAATGGTACTGACCAGATTAATGCCCGAATAAAGCAGATTATTGCAGGCAACTGCACCCATAAAGAGTTATATGATAAGGATATACAAGAGAATTTGCGTAAGCGTATGCAGTTTTTATCTAGTAATTTCTTGACTGAGGCGGGAGATATTGCTATCTGTTATGTACCTAGTGGCAGTCATTTTGATGTAGTAGAGGCTAAGATTGAGGAAAAGATTAGAGATGGATTTAGGCCAGACATCATAATTTATGATTATATTGATAAGTTTACATCAGGCTCTCATAAAGGGCATGAAGACAGCCAGAAAAACTATGATCGTGCTATTGTATTGAATAATAAGTTTAATACATTTAGTTTTACGGTATCTCAGACTAACAGAGATGGCCTAGAAGCTACTACTTTGACTGCTGCTAACCTAGCGAAGGATTTTCAGAAGGTATCGAATGCTCATGCTGTATTTGCATTAAATCGTAATCGCTATGAGTTAGATAATGGGCTTGCGCATTTAACTCCGCTTGCACAGCGTGCAGGTGAGAGATATATTCAAGGGAAGAATGAGGTATTCTTAAAAATTGATGAGTCAATACAGTTAGTAGAGGAGATTACTGACCCTGTTGAAAAGATTAGATTATATGAGGAAATATTTGATACAGTTGTAGAGCATGATATTGATTTATCAGATAATATAGATATACTATGACAACAAAGATATTTAATTTTCTTCAAGATAAGTTACAATTCCAGTCAACGTGTACTGATTGGTACAGATTTAAGCATATAGAGTCTAAATCGTATTCTAAGAACTGTGCGTATAATCCTTCTATTGACACGGTTATAAACTTCTCTACAAAGCATGATTTTAAGTCTATGTCAGGCTTTAAGTATGCTATGCGTTATATCACAAAGCAAGATTATAATAACACAAAAGCTATAATTTATAGCTATGAGGGGGTTGAGTTTGATAGGGATAGAGCAGCTTTATATCGTTTAAATACTGCTAGTTATCAAGATAATTACGTAGGAAAGACTAAAAGCTACTTAAATAGTGTTTCTGAGAGTATTTTATCTAGTTCCGATATTGCTACGGCAGCAAGGAAGTATCTTGAATCTAGGGGAATCAGCGATTACCAAGCTGATTTCTATGGATTACGTGTTGGTATCAAGGATAAGTATATTAACAGGATAATTATACCTTTTTTTGAGGATAAAAAGATAGTATATTTTAATGCTAGAGATTTTACGAGTACTAGTCGATTAAAGTATATAAACCCTACTAAGGAGGAAGCAGATTATAGTGCTAGAAGTTGTATTTATAATATAGATTGTTTAAATACTTATGATACAATCTATGTTGTAGAGGGGGCATTTGATGCTATGATGGTAGGAAGTGATTGTATAGCTTTAGGTAGTTATACATTAAAGAGAGAGCAACTAGATAAACTAATAAATACTTCGAAAAAACATTACATATTTATCCCTGATTTTGAGGGGTATGAACAATTTAAGAAGCAAGCTAAAAAATTGTGTGTATTTCATAAAGTATCAATGTTAGATACTAGAAATCTTGGTGAGGGTGATCCTTGCTTATGGGGTAGGGATAAGGTTTTATCTTGCTCGCAATTGTCTGCCTTAGCCATCGAAAAAAAAGTTAACCAACAAAAATATTCATTTTTATGATTAGTATACAAGAAACAGATTTGATGCTTTTATTAGTAAATAGAGGATTCACAAAAAATGCTGCTGACAATCTTATTACAGCTATAAAGAGGTCAGTAGACTCTAAGGTAACAAATGACAGGTCAGATATTGAGAAGAGATACGGAATCAGTGCGGATACTAAGCTTATCCATATGCTGTGGCAGAGATATTGTATTTATATAAATATTAAGCCTAACTCAAAATTAAAGGGTGTAAGCCTAAATTTGGTTAGGGATGCGTGCATTTGCTTGCAATATATTTGTATAGAATTAGGGATGGACTTAGATTTACAAACTATAGATCGTTTCTTAAAGTATTCACATTATATTAGTGAGAAGTCTGGTTATACTAGATTATCCTTGAGAGCTTTATCTTATAATACGGATAAGGTATTAGAAGTATTTAATAAGGCGAATATAGTAAAGGAATCTGGGGATTTCACATTGATACGTAGAATGCAGAGAAAATATGCACGCTGCTTAAAAATAAACATGGTAGCAGAACTTGACAATGTAGAAAATATTTATTATTTTTATACAGCATTACAGAACATAAAAAGGCATACTTCCTATAATGAGAAGAGCAGCGAGAAAATGGTTGACCTATTCATTCATAATAATATGTCTTACTGGAAGGATAAAGGGGTAATACCTACCCCAAAGAGTTTAGCGGACATAAGAGCGTTGTCCGCACTAAGCAAATTAAAATAAAATAAATGCTAAAAAAGAAAATTAAGAAATACCAGTTTGATATTCTACAAGAGAATATACATATTCAGAATGATGCGCCTGTTGGAGCAGATATGAAGGTGTCTTATCGTAAAGAGCTAGAAAATTACCTTCATACTAATGGTATGACTATCAAACAGTTAAGTCAAAAATACACTAAAGAGCGTATGACAGCTCGTATGAGAGGGAGATTATTAACGGCTTATACTAAAGCTGTTCATATATATTCTCCTGTTGGAAGAAATGTATTAGCAGAGGAACTAGGAAAGACTGAAAGCCAATTAAACTCATTATTGAAGGCATTAAGAAACCGCAAAGTAAAATGAGAATAAAGATAGATAACCTACATGGTATATGTGATTATACACATCCTAAATTTCAAGCACTGAGAGAAGAATATAAGGTAGCTAATCCTGATTATTGGAGAGCAGTAAAGATGTCCCCTTATGCTCAGAAGTATTATTACTTCATTACTCAAAAAGGTAAGTTTAGTTTAGGGCATTTGCCCGCAATTGTGCGCTTATGCGATCAGCTAGACATCTCTATTGAGGTTGAGGATACTAGATTGCATAAGCAAATATTTAAACCTTTCAGTAAGCAGCTAGGGGAGTATACCTTATATGACCATCAATATAAAGCATTACAGCTTTCTAGTAATACCTTGACTATTTCTGGTCAATATATACCCTATAATAGAGGTATATATAAGATGGCTACGAATAGTGGTAAATCCTTTATTATTGCAAGCAAATGCGTGCATCTAAATGAAGGGCATAAAGCTGTAATATTTGTTCATACAGTAGACCTACTAAACCAGTTCTTTAAAACACTAAAGAATTTTGGATTAAATGTAGGCACATTTGGAGGTAAACATAAAAAGACTTCTGTATTTCTTGATTGTGATGTAATCATATCTACCTACAAATCTTATCTATCTTATCACACAAAATCTAGGGATGTAAAAGCATTCACAAAGTCGGTAGATTTACTGATTGTAGATGAATGTCACAGAGCATCAGCAAAAGATTATGCTAGAACTATTAAACTTTTTAAAAATGCAACAAATTTTTATGGCTTTAGTGGTACACCATTCAAGAATGTGATATTAGCAGATAAAAACGTTCAAGGATTATTTGGAGATATCCTCATGGAGGTAAGTAATGAGGATATGCAAAAGATAGGTGTATCATTAACTCCTGTCGTAAAAATGTATGAAGTAGAATGCGATTATTTTTATTCTTATCAAGAATCTTATGAGAATAATATCGTATTCTCGCAAGCTAGAGTAGATAAGATGGCTCAATATATTAAACATAATCCAGACCGTCAAATACTAATCCCTGTTAAACGGCTAGATCATGGTAAGTTTATATATGAGGCTTTACATAAAATTTGTGATTGTAGATTTCTTTCAGCTACTCACAAATTTAGAGACTATCTATTTGAGCAGTATAGTAAAAAGGAGTATCAAGTTCTCATTACTACGCTTGGTCAAGAAGGATTAAACTTGCCAATTGACGCATTAATTTATGCTAGAGCAGAAGAGTCGATTGTAAGCCTTCTTCAATATATAGGCAGAATATTAAGGCTAGAGGGCACTACTAAAAATATTGAGATTGTAGATTTCTATGATAAAGACAATAAAAACCTAGAGAAGCATAGCAAGAAAAGACTTCAAATATACAATAAAGAAAAATTTAAAATAGAAAATAATTAATAAAGGGTAATAACTTTAAAAACAAGCACTGCAGAGGTTATTACTTATAAAAATTTTGTGGTGCGTTAATTTATTATGGAAACATTACTTAAAATGCTAAATGTTATTTCTTGGATATGTGTAACTGGATGTCCGTTAGTAATAGTAATAAAGGTATGTCTACAAAGCAAGTATGAAAACTCATTAGATGAAAAAATAGATATGCTAAAAGGTGTAAAAACTGTATACACACGTGGACTATTAAAGTTGAGTATATTATTTGTAGTCGCGTTAGTCTATTTGATTGTGCGATAATGCACCACAACGCTAAATGTAAAAAGCGTTTAGGAACGAAATGATTAGTTACATAATGTTATAAATTTTAATTATGGATATAGAAAAGGAATTTGAAGAACTAAAAGAACTAATAAAAGACACTTACGAGTTTATGGATAGAGACAAACTTGACAAGGCTTTAGAAAAACTTGAAAAAATAAGGGTAGACGTGATTGGCAAGTAAATGTTTGCTAACGGACGAGTACAAGGTGTCGTAGCGACCTAAACAGCACGAAACATTGAATTATAAACAACTTAAATAGATACAAAATGAACTTAATTAAAACACTTACTCGCTATGCACTTTGTACATTGTTAGTTGTCTGGGCGACTTCTTGCACGGACTCTCGTTTTAAATTACTGAACCGAAATAAAAACGTAGAAATAGGCGATGTTTATTTATATAGCCACGATTGGGATGAAGAAGACCCATTTGCTAAGATAGAAATAGACACAGTAAGGGTGATTGATGTAAAAGATGGTTATGTAAAATGGCTTTATAAATTAAGTGAAAAAGATAGTAGTTTTTATTTGAGTGGAAAACTAAAGTATTTTAAGCACAACATTAAGCCTTTCAACTAATGTTGAATCTATAAAGCGTGGCGACACGCACAGTATTAATTATTAACCTTTAACAAGTCCTAGCCATGATTTTATAGATAGTGTTAGGCACAGTTTTATGAGATGGAAAGATAAAAATAATGACGGGTTTTATAAAGGTAAAAACAAAGGGTTTTACTTTACTATATCACATGCAAGAGACTATGATGCTTTTTATGTTGTTGCATCCCATCAAAAGAAAGATATTAGATTAAACACTTTGTGGGAAAATAAGACTTTTAAAACATTTGAATTAGCAGAAGAGTTTTGTAAAACCTTTGACTATAGAAAACACAGATGTATAGGTGACAATACTTAATTGTGCCTAACGGTTTATGTATGAGCCGTTGAAATCTAATAAACTTAATAAAAAATTAAACAATGAATAAAGCAAAAAGTAAATTAATAGAAGCTAAAAAATGGCTTATACATTTTGTTATGGTGCGTATATTTTTAATAAGTACGCACAAACGCCAAAACTACTTAATAGATAAACACGCAAGTATGTTTTTAGGGTTACAGAACATAGCAAAAAAGTACGATAATGACGGAGATGTTAGGACAGCAATGTACATTAGTAGTAAAAGCTACGAACATTTAAATTGGTTTGCTGAATACTGCGGAGTTTTGAATATAGACCAAGTTAAAAGGATGCGACAATATGCACCATAACGGATTACGGCTAAACTGCGTTGCCGAAGAAATGCAGTATCAATTAAACACATAAGATTATGAGCAATGAAGTTTTAGCCGATGTTAGCTTTCCGTTATTCCAAGATTTATATGGTAGCTACGTTCAAATGGATGATAGATTTGAAACGGTGCATATATGGAGTGAGAAACTAGCAATGAAAAACAAAGGTAGGTGGAAGCCATTATTAATTAGCAAGAAATTGTATGACCAAGAAAAAAAGCACTCTTGGAATAATTGAAGCTAACGGACGAGTGTATGAAAAAGTAGCCCATACATGGACGTTCGGAATTATTACAAAACTTAATTAGGCTATTTTTTATACACATTGTTAGCTTTTCGTTTGGAAATCTAGCACAAAACTTAATAGAAATGAACAGTTTATCACACAAAAGTTATGGGGCAATTTATGTTAATAACCCTAAAGACATTAAAAAAGTAAAAGAAGTAATTAAAGAAATGGATGAGTTTGAATTTGACTATTTGCCATCAGAACTAATAAAGCCTTTTGCTGAATATCCTGCTGTTTGCTACACACATAAATTCTCTGATTTAGACACAGATGATTTAACAGCAAAATGTTGGGCAAAAGGAATTATGATTTGGGTGTTTGACGCAAGAACGGAATATCCTAAAAATGCACTAAGCGAAAATGAAAGCTAACATAGTATATAAGACATATAGCTGATATTTTTTAGGATTTGCTTGCAATTGCGCGCAAATCTTTTTAACTTGGCCTCATTAACTAATTAAAAATATAAGATATGCTACGTTTAGTTGTTTTAGTAATTTATTGTAAGATGCAAGCATTTGCTTGTGGTAGTATTGAATCTCCTGATACGTGTATGGAGATGGTATATGATACTACTAAATATGTCGTATCAATAGATTCCTTTAAGTATACTAATTTTATGGAAGAGGGAGTTTGTTTTATTCATGTGGATACTTTAAAATAAGATAAAATAATGAAACAAGAAAAAATATTAAATGGGATTGCTTTCATTGAGATGGCTGTAGAAATATTAAAGCCCCGATCATTAGAGCAAAAATGTAAAAAGGTATATACTAGAAACACCTATATTTCTTATGTGTTTCAATTATTATCCATTTTAACAGGATTAAGTTTTATAGGGTATATAGGTAATGAACTTAAAGGAGTATTGTTTATCATATCTTCTTTAGTTTTATTCATTTTGCTTGCAATGATTGAGGCAAGTAAAAGAATACTAATAAAAGATATAGCTAAACTTTATTTTTCTGAAAATGAGATAAAGTATGTATCTTTATTTTTGTTGGTTATTATATTAGCTGCTTCTGCTAGTATTAGTTATGTGGGAGGCAGTAAAATACCTTCTGTGATTGTGTCAAGCCAGTCTATTGATTCAACTCAAGTAGCAGAGGTTATTCCTTCTATTCAACTAGACTATACTAGAAATCAACTAGATTCAATAGCTAAGTCAATCAGAAAGCAAGAAGCGACTACATATAGAGGAAAAGTAGTTAGGACGGCTAACAATAATTTAACAATACTATATGACCAACAATCAGAATATCAAAGTACTCTTTTAGAGTTAGAAAAGGAGCATCAAAAAAAGTTAGATGCTAGGAATCAAGCTTTAGCTGCTATAAAAGAAACTAGAGATTTAAAAATAGAAGGTGTCGGATACATCTTTGGAGGAGTAGCTGTTTTTAGTGATATTATGTTAGTGTTTCTTTTATACTTTGCGTATAATTCCTTGAGAAAAGTTTATAAAAAACATCAAACAAGTACTATACTAAATGCTTATAATGTAACGTTAGAAGAAACGCAAGTACTTGCTAAAGTACCTGAAATCAAGGAGTTACATGAGCCAAAAGTAACGTTACAAGAAACGCTAGAAGAAAAAGTAACGTTACAAGAAACGCTAGAAGAAACGCAAGAAGAAAAAGTAGCGTTACAAGAAACGCAAGAAGAAAAAGTAAAAACGGAAGAGGCTACTATAAAAAATGTTCTAAAGATGCCTAAAGCTAAAACTAAAAAAGTCGAAGTAGTAAAAGGACATTCTAAACAAAGGCGTTGTGATAACTGCGGAGCATCTTATGAATATAAAAGACCAAGTTCGAGGTTTTGTAGTTCAAAATGTAGATTAGAAAACCATCAAAATAAAAATAAGTAATGAAAGATATACCTCATAAAATTATAATGGATTTAGTAGACTTAGAGAAAATATTGGATTCTTGTGTAAAGTCTAAGTTATTTTGTTGCGATTTTGAAACTAATACTGTAAATCCTTTTGATGATGATGCCTTAGCTACAATATTAGGATTTACTAATAGAGAGGATTTAATTTATATTCTACCTATTTATAATGTAGAGGGTACTGTTAGCGAAGAGTTTGTCAAAAAATCTTTTGACCTTATTGCATCAAAGATATTATCAAATTCGAATGTTAGGGTAATCGCACATAATCTTCAATATGAGTTACATTTCTTTAGATTATGTATGAATAATTATGACTTTGACTTTAAATGTGAGTTGCATGATACGATGGTTATGAGTCATTTTATGAACGAAAATCGTAGGCATGGCCTAAAAGGCTTGGTAAATACATTCATAAAATCATATGCAGGCTATGAAAGCGAGTTAAGTCAGTATATGACTGAGAAGAATGATTACTATAATATAAAGTTAGAGCATCTAGCTAGATATTGTGCTATTGATGTTTATGTTACCTTAAAACTTTTTGTGATGTTCGAGAAAAGGTTGAAAGGAGATGATGAGCATAAAAGGTTATGGGAATGTTATAGTAAAATTAAGATGCCTGCATTGCTCGCTCTTAATGAGGCTACCTCAAAGGGGATGCATATAGATTTAGAGTTGCTTGCAACTACAATAGAAAAGGTAACAAAAATACAAGAGCAGAAATATGAGGCTATACTCTCTTCTAATGTTCTTCAAGAATTTCAGTTTGCTAAACGTAAAGAAGCATATGATGCTAGGGTATCTTTATGTAGGGCTAAGATGAAGGAATATAAAGAGCAAGGAAAGAGGGCTTTTTATAAAAGATGGTCTACTAATTTAGATAAAGCTAATAATAAGCCTAGTGAGGAATGGTATTCTATAAATTTGAATAGTCCTGCTCAGATGAAAGAATTAATATATACTCATCGTAAAGGATTTAATTATTCTTCTTTAGGTTTATCTAGTGAAACAACAGATTCGTATCAACTAATGGAAATATACCGAATTTTTCCATATAATACTTTTTTAGTTAATTTGCTTGCTTATAGGACAGTGAGTAAAATACTAAATACTTATCTGATAGGTATAAGAGATAGGCTAGATGGAGATAAAATACATGGTAGGTTTAACATTAATGGTACAAAAACAGGCCGCATATCAAGTTCAGACCCAAATTTACAAAATTTAATTTCTCGTTCATCTATTGATGATGCGGACGTTCAAGATACTATCAAAATAGTAAAAAAGCTATTTATTGCTCCACAGGGGTATGATTTCGTACAGATTGATTATGCCACTATGGAGTTGAGAATTGCGGCGGCTTTTGCGGATGAAGGTAATATGATTAAAGCCTTTGCTAACGGTGAGGATTTACACGCTAAAACGGCGGCTAATGTTCTTGAGGGAGTCTCTGTAGAGGAATTTAATACTTATGAGAAGTCAAAAAGAAAAAAGATCAGATTCAAGGCGAAAGCCGTTAATTTTGGATTTCTTTATGGGATGAGTGCAGAGTCTTTTAAGGACTATGTTAAGAATATGACTGGACAAATTGTAAGTAGCGAAGAGGCTGTTCATATTAGAAATAAGTTTTTTAAAACTTATTCTAATCTTACCGATTGGTACACTAAGAGTAGCTCCTTTGTAACAAAATATTCATTTGTTAGGACATTCTTTGGTACTAAGAGAAGAGTAGGCTACTTATTTAATACTACTGAGAAGTATAAGATAAAAAGTCTCTCAGTAAACGCCCCAGTTCAAGGTACTAGCGGGTTATGGACTCTGGCGGCTATTGCTGAAATATATAAAGAATTTAAAAATAATGATTCGGTGGTGATAGCTAACACTATACATGATAGTGTTATATTTTATGTGAAAAGAGATCAAGACTATAATAGAAATCTACTAAGGATTCGTGAAATTATGGAATGGCCTTCGGTAGTAGAGGATTATCCTGCTGTAAAAACATATAAAGAAAACTTGAGGAAAATAGGATTAAAAGTAGATTTAGAGGTTTCTTCAAAGTCTTGGGGGGATTTAAAAGAAATTGACTTTCCCTCTTGACTTTTACTATAAAATACATTATATTTGTAAAAGATTTTTTAACCAAAATAAGTATATATATATGTCATTTTTAGAAGCATTTCAAACGCAAGAACCGGACAGAGACTTTAATTTTTTAGCAGGCAATAAACTAACTGAACAAGGAACTGACATTATAATCAGTAATGTTTGTTTAGGCAATAAACCCTTAAAAAAGGTTGTATTTTGGGCGGAAAAATCCCCTTATATCAGCCAAAAAACATTCAAGGAACAATGCCCCTTAGATGATGAGTTACTCGCCTTTTACAAGGCTTATCCGAAGGATTCTCCAGAAAGAGCAGCCCTGAAAAGCCAAAACAGGACTTTCTCAAAAAAGCAGCCTACCGACTTAGTTGTGTATATAATCAATGGGGATGAAGTAGATAATACCCCTGTGGTATTAAGTTGTGGTTCCGCTTTGTCTGATGCTATCTCTTCTATTTTAAGTAGCCCCCCAAAAGGCAGTAATGCGGAGGATTTTATTTTAAGCGCCAATGGTCAAGAGATATACCCGATAACGATTAGTAAATCGGGAACAGGATTGAATACCAAATATCAAGCGCAAATGCATCTCACTAAATTTGAGTTTGATTCTCCAGAGGCCATCGAATCGGCAAAGGGGGTGGATTTATTAGGTATAGCTAGAGCAGAAGCTAATAGAAAGCCTATTTATGATGCTTTAGCTTATTTCAAGGACACGGTGGTTCCTACCTGTGTAGCAGGCGAAGTAAGCGACAATATTTAGTATGATTTTTAATTAGTTAACTATAGAGGATGGCTTTCATTTTATGTTAGTCATCCTTTTTACTTTAAATTATAATTTGTATGAAAGTATTAGTTTTTTCTGACCTTCATGTGAATAAATATAAAAGATTTAGTGATGGGGACAGTAGATTAGATGACTGTTTGAATATACTTAAACAAGTATATAAAACAGCTAATGATCATCAAATTGAAAATATATTATTTTGCGGAGATTTTTTTGATACTCAGTACTCTATTAATACTAGGGTATTGACTAAAACTCTGGAAGTAATGCAAAAAATGTCGGAGAAATACCCTGAAATTTATATGTTCGGTATTACTGGCAACCATGACCTTGCTACAAGAGAGGGAGATAAATATAGTTCTGCGATAAGTATGTTTGATACAATAACCAGTATCAATTTCTTGTCTTTAGATTATAAAGCCGCAAGACTAGGAAAGGATGTTAGAGTAATAGGTATCCCATACAAAAATTCAGAAATAGAATTTAGTAACGAACTAGATGAGATCGTAAGAAATGAGGATGTATCAGATGCAATTTTATTAGTACATCAAACACCTAAAAAATTCCATTATACAGGTGAATGCGATGAAAAAGACCCAAGGCTTGATCCCTTTATTAAAGTATTTTCTGGACATATACATGATAGGGATAACTACAACTATAACTTTACGATGGTAGGCAATCCTTTGCATAGAGATTTATCAGACGCAGGGGTAGAAAAAGGATGCTTAATCTTTGATACAGACACTAAAGTAATAGATTTTATATCTTTTGAGGATTTTTATCCTTCTTTTGTAAAAGTTGAGCAAGGGCAAGAGGATAATTCTTCTGCAAGAGATTTTGTAGTTACCGTAACATCGAATATAGAGAATGAAAAATTCGATGAAGGGTTAAGTTACTCTGATACGTCTAACCTACAAAATCTGGTGGTACAGTATGTAGAAAATGAGTTACATAGAGATGACTCAGATTTAGTAATTAAAATCGGAAAAGAATGTATATAAAATTTAAGGAGTTAGAACTTCTAAACTTTAGGAGTTTTAAAGGTACACACAATTTTACCTTTTCTGATAAGGGGATTACAATAATAAATGGTAGTAATGGCTCAGGTAAATCCTCATTGATAGAGGCGATGTATTGGACTCTTACTGGTAAATTAGTTAAACAAGGGAAGATAGATAGTGCTATATCAGAAGGCTGTAAAAATATGGCTACTTCTTTGGTAATTTCTAAGGGGAAAGAGGATGTTCGTATTGTTAGGTCTTATGGCTCTAAAAAGTCTTTGCAAGTATATATAAATGAAGTTGCATCTACACATCTACATAAGAAAGATATACAAGAAAGTATTTATTCATTATTGAATATTACCGAAAATAGTATATCAAATACTTTATTCTTTAACCAGAACAGTAAAAGATTATTAGATGCTTCACAAACGGAAAGAAAAAATGTATTAAGTGAGTTGTTTAACTTGCAATTACTTGAGGCAGCTAAAGATAAGGCTAGATTAAGGTTAAAGGAGTATCAAAAAGCTTTAACAGAGAATGAATATATTATATCTTCTGTTAAAGCCAAACTGACCTCTGCTAAAAGTAATCTTATCACTACTAATAGCCATAATGAACGTATATTAAGTCAGAAGGAAGGTAGAATTAACGACGCTAGAAAAGAACTTAATGAATTTGAGTTCGGATTAACTTCTATAGTTGCTCCTGAAATGCCTAGTAAGGTTACTACTCCAACTTTACATGATAGTAGTACTCTTATAGCTACTTATAAAGATGATATTGCCTCTATAAAGGCTGAGATTAGATATGATAAAACTAATTTAGATAGGAAGCAGCAAGAATTAAAATCTAGCGATTCTATTCAAGTATGTAATATTTGCTGTGAGCAGATTAGTAATCAGGCTACTATTGATATTATACGTAATGAGATAAGTACATTAGAGCTAAAAGTACAAAACAATATAGATAATCTTAAGTCTAAGGAGTTAGAACTAACTAAAGCTTCTAACAAGCAGGAAGAGTACGATAAACAGCACTCCGAGTATCAATCTTATCTTATACGATTAGACAGATATAATGATAAGTTAGATGTATATTCGGATAGAATAGCTAATCAAGAGGCTAGAAGAAAAAACTTACAAGATAGGATAGAAAAGATTAAGCAAGAGGATACTTTATTGTTAGATACTATCAAAATCAAGAATGCTGTTTTTGATTTAGGAAAGACGCTAGAGAATTTAGATAAAAAACATAAAGAGATACAGTCTAATCTTGAGGCCTCTGAATTTTGGGTAAAAAAAGGATTTACTGGTAATGGCTTACTTGCTTACATTTTAAAAAGTAAAGTTAATGAGTTAAATACTATAATTTCTTCCTACTCATACATTTTAGATATTCATGTTAGATTCGAGGTTATAACAGAGGGTAAAACAAAACAGATACAGACGATTACGACTATCAATGATATTGATAGAGAGTATGAATGGTTATCTGGGGGAGAAAAAGCTAGAGCTAACTTACTAGTGTCACTAGCATTAAGCAAGCTTCTTTCAGGCACTATGAATGCTAATTTGTTAATATTTGATGAAGCATTCTCAGCTTTAGATGAAAAAGGATACGAGGGTATAATTACATTTATATCCGAAATAGCTAAAGATAAGGAGGTAATTATTATTACTCACAACCTAGACATTGCAGAAGGTCGTAAAGTTCTAATTGAAAAAATTAATAATAAATCAAAAATAAGTAGATAATGAGGTCATATATTAGATTAGAAAAGGGAAAAGAAAAAGAACAGAATCACATAACTATGACGGAAATATCTTACGAGGATGAAAGATATTCCATATTATTCCTATCAAATGAGGGTGTAATAGATAATATGCTAAACAATATTGCAGGCAGCTTAGAAAAACAAGAAAATAGGATTGGCGAATCTTACATATTCGATACAATCATACATGAGTATGAGTCATCCTCTCTAAGAGATTTTTCAACCGAATTTACAAAGTCACTAACCCAGTTTGGTTCAGCATTAAGGTGGGGTCTATTTATTGTGGATGAGCTATTAGATACTGTAACGGTTGTCCTAGATGAGTTAGGAACAATACCTGTTTACTACCGATTATCTGCAGAAAAAATCGAACTGACAACTAGACTATTTTTTCAAAAAGGTGTAGAGTGGTCACATGATGGAGTTACCCAGATAATCGGTAATAATATGTCAAGCGATTACTCATTATTATCGGACTGGTATCCCCTAAAGGCTAATTCTTGCTACAAGTTTACATTAGGTAATGATAGCATTGAGTCAGTTCAAAACTTAAATATTAGTAAATTAGGTATACCAGTTCTGCCTCATATAGCTGAGGAATTTAACTTTAAAACGAGTTACGACTCGTATGATAATGTGATACAGACTTTTAAGTATATATTTAGTAAAACCGTAGAATCTTTACCTAATAACTGCGCTTATTTAGCGCAAGGATCGCCTCTTGATGCTCTTATTATTGAAGAGATGTTCTCCAGAGGGATTAAATTTAAAGTATTCTACATAAATGGATTATCTGATACTTATGTAGAATATTTTAAATCGTTTCATGGTCTTAAAACGTGTGATGCGACTGAACTAAAAGTAGATATTGAAGATACAAAATTCAATGAAATACTATGTAGCTTTGATTATTCTGATTATTTCGTAACAAACGCTATATCACAAATTAAAAAAGATGGTTTTGATGAGGTATTTGGTTGCTTTGCCGCAAGTTATTTCTTACATGACTGGAAAGGAGGAGAATCAGATATTGCGACACACGCACTAGAAGAATTTATAACGATGAAACAAGATTACCGATCCAGAATTGGTAAACTTATTGCCGATATATCATTTGTGGCTAAGATTGAAGTCAATGACTTACTAACTAGTGATCTAGTAACTAGCGTGATGCATGGATTCTCGATAGCTAGTATGATAGCAGAACTTTCAAACTCAAATATTGATGACTTCGCTAAGTTTCTTAGAAATCTTTATTTCTCATATGGCATTAAGAAAGAAATAATCAATGAAACACCTACCTTTTTGTTTACCCCACTTGGAGGCAGTTCAATAGAGCAAAAAGAGGCTTTAGCTGAAAAAATTATTTCTTCTTTACTGTAAGTTAATAAAATATTTTTTAAGATTTGCTTGCAATTGCGAGCAAATCTTTTTAAATTGCAGTCATTATCTAATTAAACTAAATATTATGTCATTATCAGAAGCACCAACTACACTCTTAGGAAAAACAGTTCGCTCTATCAGAGAACTAAGTGATGGCTGTATTTCCCTAGAATTTACTGATGGCTCTACTTTTTGGCTAAATAGCTCGACAACATTAGCTCCAATAGTTGACTGTAGCAACGATAACTTATTAGGAAACGTTATTGTTGGTATAAAATTTGAATCAACTATTAAATTAGATGAATCTTTTTATACTTGCAGTATAGAAGTATATAATGATGAAACGTCCTCATACCAGATGTTTTCGATCTGGCTAAAAGGATTAAGCGGTAAGAAAGAGGAGATGCGAAGAAACTTAAAAACAAATCCACTTCATTTTGTGAATGCAGATTTACCATTTTAATTATGAACACGATTATTATAATATTGCTCCTACTTGCATTAGTAGGGCATTACAAAATAAATAAAATGAAAGAAGTTATTAAGTTTTTAACCATAGCAGTCATGTATTTTTTAATATTTGCATACGATATAGAGTATCATAGGGATGTATATACATGGCTATGGCTCTTAAACAGTATTATATTTATACTATTTGGTGCGATATCTTATACTAATTATAAAAAAAAATTAAATAAAATATGAAACAATATCACGATCTGTTAGAAAAACTTGTTCATTCAAGTACAAACAAGGATGACCGAACAGGAACAGGAACATTGAGCGTATTCGGTCATCAAATGCGTTTCGACTTGAGTCAAGGGTTCCCGTTAGTGACTACAAAGAAGGTACATTTTAAATCCATTGTACATGAACTTCTGTGGTTCTTAAAAGGGGATACCAATATTAAATACCTACAAGAAAATGGTGTACGTATTTGGAATGAATGGGCAGATGAAAATGGTAGTATTGGTAAGGGGTATGGCTATCAATGGAGAAACTGGAATGGAAGCGGTATTGACCAAATTGCAAAAGCAGTAGAGACTATAAAGAATAATCCAGATTCTCGTCGTATTATTGTATCTGCATGGAATGTAGAGCAGCTAGACGAGATGCAACTACCTCCTTGTCATGCGTTCTTCCAATTTTATGTAGCCGAGGGTAAATTATCATGTCAATTGTATCAGCGTTCGGCTGATGTATTTCTTGGTGTACCTTTTAATATTGCTTCTTATTCACTACTAACGATGATGATGGCACAGGTTTGTGATCTGGAAGCAGGAGAATTTGCACACACTCTTGGTGATGCACACTTATACAAGAATCATTTGGAGCAAGCAAAGCTTCAATTGTCTCGTTCACCAAGGTCTTTACCCTCAATAAAAATCAATCCTCATGTGGACGATATATTTTCTTTCCAATTTGATGACTTTGAGTTGATAGATTATAATCCTTATTCACATATCAAAGCAAAAGTAGCTGTATAATGAAAGACAACTTTTTTAAAGCATTAGGAACAGCTTTGTTTCTTATGTTAATAACATTAATATTTATTTTATCAATAATATTAACACTAGTATTAATATACATATGAAATATTCAACATACTTTTTTGATTCGCTAGGATGGATGCGAATGAACAGATGGCCAGAGGAATATAAAAATTTTCAAGAAAATAAAGAAGAGATTCTTTATAATCCTGACTTGGCTTGGCAAGACTGTAATGCAGGCGATTCTCTTTACAGAACTTGCATCTATCTAGCACTAATCGGTAATACATCTCAAGCAGATAGGTTTATTACAGACTATTTAGAGGATATGATAAACTCAGGAGAGTATTACAGGCATCCTACCGATTCTAAAAAGCATATCTCAAGAGATCAAATTATTGCTCTTTGCTTTTTCTTGTATAGATTCAATAAAAAAGAATTAATTAAAAAGATTGCAAGACAGCACAGATTTAGATTTACACTTAAATCTAAGTACGGAACAGGCGCATATCAAAGCCTTGATTTCTATCTGTTTTTGCAAGCAATTGCGGGCAACTGGATAGCTCGATGTCTATATATGATGCTCGATGGCTTAATATTCCCTTGCATGATGGCTTGGAATGTCATAGTAAGAGGTATATTCAGAATGAAGTTTAGACCCTTAGAGCAAGCATTATCCTACATCCCATCACAAAAAGAACGTAATGGGGGTAAACTACTGTATCCAAAATATGCGCTATTCCTTAATAGCTTGCAGCATTATATGCTATTCGGTAAATCCTCGATGTATGGCAAACTAAAAAGAAAGCTGATTCATAATTCAAATGTATATTGTAGATCGTTAGTATATTACGATGGGTCGCCTACCTTGCATGATGTATTTACAACGCATACAGAAATAGAAGGCGGTGTACATCTAAGATACCTAGAGGGATCGCAAAGACTAAAAAAGCTGAAAAAAGCTGCATTAGAAAATCAGCTTCAATACTCATTAACAGTAAATCTAGGAATTTTATTGCTTCTGACAAAAGATTAAAATATTTTTTAAAAAATAGGTTGGACGCAATCGCTTGCAATTCAATGAGTTGTAAGCGATTTTTTTATTTTATATAAAATTTATTATATTAATTACTTGCAGGGTATTGTTTATTGTCTTATATTGCAGACATATTATTTAATCAATCAAAAACTTTTATGGAAACTGCAAAAATATCAATAAAAATCGGGGAAGAGCTAGAAGAAACAGGAATGGTAAATGTTTGGTGGTGGAAAGATGGAAGTGAGCCAAACCAAGAGTGGAAAACAAAAAGACCGATATGGGAGTTTCTTGATTCAAAAAAAAACATTTATGCTGACAATAGGAGAAACAATTGTAATAAAGAAATTAAAACTAAAACGTAATTTCGAGTTTGTTCAGTAATGCAGCATAACGTTCAATGTATCGCACGTTTTAATGTGCTATACATAGTGTTAGGTTTTAGTAGAAATTATTAAAAATTATTAAAAATTATGTATTACGCAGAAAAAATAATAAACGGGATATTACATTGTAAGCACACCCCTAACGGAAAGTGGAATATTAAATGTTACAGGGGTGATATTGATAAACCCGAAAAACAAACGGTGATACTTATTGATAAGTGGTAGCTTGCGCATAACGCCTACGGCTATGAATTGAAGTCGTGTAACAAATGTTCGATTCAAAGAAATAACCTTAACAAAGGCTTTTATTTATAGCCATTGTTAGCAAATTTTAAAATTATGATTAAAGAAATTGAAACATTGATTGATGTAGAAGTAAGCATAAACAGAAGTATTTTAATCTACGAACTTCTTGGGTATTTTGGTGATAGACTTCCAGAAGATGTACAAACTGAAATGAGAGAACGGGCAGTAAAAGAATCCAAACAAGTTGATAAAATGACCAATAAGGTGGTTAAGCGGTTGCAATAATTTTTATTGTTGCTAACGGTTTGGCTATGTGCTGAACGTAGAGTAACGGAGTTTTGCATATAGGTAATGTTATATGCTTTTTATTAACAGATTTAAAGTAAAATATTATGAAAAGATTTAATTTAAAATACAACGTAGGAAAAGTAAAGTATTTAGTTTCTTACCATAATGGAGAAAAGAAACATAAAGATGGAAGCGACTTCTTTGATATTGCTTACTTTAAAAATAAAGTAAAACTAAATGCTTTTACGAATGAATTACTAAAACAAGGGTACGTTAATTGCATATAACGGAATCGTATAAGATTTCGTGCGAGGTACGAGGATGAATTTTATACAGTGTTACCCATCTGTATTTTTAAAAATGGCAATTAGTGAGGAACGAACTAAAATTAAAGAGAATGAGTAAGAAATATAATATTATTTATGCTGACCCAGCTTGGGAACAAAAAGCAGGTAGACCATTAAGTGGTGGCTACAAAAAAGAAAATGGTGTGCAAGTATTTAACCCTAAAAGCGATAAATCTGCAGACTTACCTTATAGCACAATGAAGTTTGAGGATATAGTAAACTTACCTATTAAAAAACTAACTGATGATAACTGTCATTTGTATTTATGGGTTACTAATAAGTATTTAATGAAAGCTGAACAAGTTATTAAAGCTTGGGGTTTTAAATACTCTACTACTTTAGTTTGGTGTAAGAAACCAATAGGTAGTGGAATGGGGGGAACATTTAAAGTGTCTACAGAATATTTAATATTTGCTACTAAGGGTAAGGTTAATGAATTAGTAAGAGAAAAAGTAAATGGCACTTGGTTTGAAGAAAAAAGACAATATGTAAATGGTTATCCTTGCCATTCTAAAAAACCAGATTTCTTTTATGAATTAATAGAGAAAGTATCTAAAGGTAAAAAACTTGAATTATTTTCAAGAAATGAGCGTAAAGATTGGGATGCTTGGGGAAATGAAATAGAAAATTCAATTACGATTGAGTAAGCACGTATGAGTGGTTGCCATTTTTAAAAATACAGATGGGTAACGGTTTGAATAAGATTAGTAGCGCAACGCTACACACCTTAATGGTTGCACCTGCCCTATTTGCGCTATTAATTTTATTTGTTGTTATAGGGCGTTTTATACTTGAATTATGAATATTAATGAAGTTTTTAAAAAATACCCAAACGAAGAACCAAGCTATAATGGCGTTAACTATCTAACGCTAGTTGATGTAAATGGTAATATTAGTTATGCAATCACATATTTTAATGATAACGCAGAATTTGAACCTAAATGGGGTAAGGTAGTAGCATTTGCAGACAAACAACCAAGTGATATTTTAAATGCCCTATAACGTAATTGTATAACAAAAGTTACGTGAAAATAATTACTGTATTTATTTGGTATGTATAAAATATTTACTATCTTTGTTAAACAATAACTTAAAAACAGATATTATGAGTACTACAGAAAAGACATTACAAGCCTTTACAAAAGAAGTAAACCCGCTAAATGAAAACTGCATCTGCATTTTTGAACAAAGAGCAGTTAGAAAGCATTTACTATTCCAAATTGATAAAGCAAATTTTGAAAGCGATAACGAGTTTTTAAATGCAGTTGATTTTATACTAATTTCATTAAATAAGAACTTGTAATGGCGACTAAAAAAGTAACAATTACAATCACAGACGAAATGCACCAAAAAGGAAACGACTTATCTGTTTTGGTGCTTGGGAATGAAAACTTTAGTGGCTTAATAAGCTATATGATTAATAAACTTCATAAAGAAACGAATAGCAAGTAATTTTTGTTATACGTTGTTATGTGCGCTTTTTGCGCTTGTAGTGGTGGTTTTAATGCACTAGTCTAGTCTAGCGAAAATACGTTGGCAATGAGGATTGTGAAACGAACTGCAACAAACTTAAACCACCATTACACATAACATAGTATATCAGCTATATGTCTGATATACTCTCCATTCATAAGCTATTATTTTTTTTTTTTTAAAAATTAGTTTGGACGCAATCGCTTGCAATTCAATGAGTTGTAAGCGATTTTTTTATTTTATATAAAATTTATTATATTAATTACTTGCAGGGTATTGTTTATTGTCTTATCTTGCATACATATTATTTAATCAATCAAAAACTTAAATTATGATTTTAGCGGAATTAGTAAACGACAAAGCAGCAAACGCAATCTTAGATGCAAAGCCTTTATTCGAGAACTCAAGATCTTATGACTCTCTAGGGCACAGAAAAGTTTTTAATACGTGTTTAGAAACTTTTGAAAAAACCTGTATGCCTATTAGAGATGTATCGCTAAAAGCTAGTAAAGATCATCAAATTTTAGTAGCTGACTTTGTATTCGACAGCTACTCAAATTACCATGGAATGATGCTTTCTTTTATCTCGAGCCTAAATAAGCAAAAAGCTTTAGGCGTAGCAGCAGGAGCAAAAACCTTTATCTGCCAAAATGGGATGATCTTAGGAGATATGACAGGCAAAAGAAAGCATACAACAACGGTCAAATTATGGATGCAAGATTTTATCAAGTATGCTGCAGAACAGATGTACTCTCAAGAATCTTTAATCCTTAGAAAATTCGATGCTCTTAAAGAGCAATGGATGAGCCAACAAGAAATGGCAGAACTGGCAGGCGTTATGGCCTATGAAGGCTTACTAAAGCCTAACCAGTTTGGGAAAGTCATCAATGAAATTAAAACCCCATGTTTTAATTACTCTGAAAACTCGGATAGTAAAATCTTTGTAGATAATAACGATACAAAGTATTCATTCTTTCAACATGTTACACACGCTATGAAGAGTGAAGGAGTCCGTACTTCACAAAAATCTTTAAAAAATACGGTAGACTTTTTGCTGCAATCAGTAAATTAATTTGGACGCCACTATTTGGACGCAATCGCTTGCACTTCAATGAGTTGTAAGCGATTCTTTATTTTATCTGAAATTTATTATATTAATTACTTGCTTGGTATCAAAAATTATAGTACCTTGTAAGCATATTATTTAATCAATTAAAAACAAGGAAATGACAAAACAAGAAATTTTAGAGAAATATGGGAAAATAAACTTAAAATTTACTACCTATTTCAAGTATGAGTTTTATTTTCTTGGTGTGACTGAAAATGGAACTCAAATTTACACTAGCATTGGAGGTTGTTCTTCTGAAATTTACAATTTAGATGTGTCATCGGATGCTAAAGAAACATTAATCTCATTAGAGACCCAATGGGTAATTATTACCCTAAATGGCAAAGAAATAGGGGGATATGATGAGCGATAATAAGAAAAAAAATCTGGTCTAGCTATTGACTTGTAAGCATAATTTTAGTATATTGCAAATAAAAAAGTTATGACCAGATTTTTACTACTTTTATTCGTTGTTTTTTCTTCTTGTCAAAAAGACACAGTTGAAAAACTCGAATTTGAAAAACTCGAATCTGAAAAACTCGAATCTGAAAAACTCGAATTTGAAAAACTCGAATCTGAAAAACTCGAATCTGAAAAACTCGAATCTGAAAAACTCGAATTTGAAAAACTCGATCAGATCAGAATTAAAACGCAAAGAGATAAGTTTCGTTTTAATGCGTTTAAAACGCATATTAAATCGTTTAAAACGCTAAATAACGCTAAAGTAGCGTTTGTACTTAGCGTTGCAAAAAACGCTAGAGTTGAAAGTAGAGTTTCTAATATACCTGCTTCCTTATATGTTGCTATGGCTATACAAGAAACTGGTTGGGGTACTAGTAAAGCCTTTAAAAAAGGGTTTTCGATAGGCAATATTAAATACTACTCGGAGAATAATTTAGCACTAGCGCAGTTAAAAAAAGATTTTCCTCATGCTAAATTCGACCTAATAAATATACACGATGATAGTCCAACAGATATGTTTGTACTTTATGAGAATCAAGAGCAGGCACTCAGGCATATATCGTATAACTTGCAAGGAAAGTATATAAGCTATTGCAAAAACCATCATAATGTATATGAGTGGTTTAAAGCACTGCAAGCCATCGACCCAAAAAATGGAAAGTACGCTTGGGCAACCGACCCCAAATACCTTAATAAATTAACTAGCTTAGTTAGAAAATATAAGCTATATTTAATAGATATATAAAGAGATTGTTTTGATTGATAATTTGAGGGATATGGCTTAGGCTGTATCCCTTTTTTATTTGCTCGATGCTCGATGCTTGGCTCGATGGTTGATAGGATAGCTCGATGGTTGGCATGATAGCTCGATGGTTGGCATGATAGCTCGATGGTTGGCATGATAGCTCGATGGTTGATAGGATAGATCGATGGTTGATAGGATAGCTCGATGGTATACTTACATAACAGTATACTTACATTAACTAAAAATTTTTATTACTTATATATCCGCAAGTTAGAAGTAAATTTCTTATTAGTGGTGGACTATTGTTTCAATTTATTGGACTATTGTTTCAAAAAAAAAGAAAAAAAATTTGCTTTATTTAAAATATTGTTTTTATATTTGTGGCGTACTTATTTATTAATCAATCAAAACAAAAAATATGTTTTTACTTTCAAATTCTACTGGTAACACAAAGATGCGAAAAGCTGAAAAAGAAAATTATTTGTCTTATTCTCTAAATCTATTACCGCACAGAAATACAATAGGCGGCAAAACTGTGAATGTATGTCCTTTTGCGGGCTCATGTTCAAAAGTTTGCGTAGGAGAAAATGGGCACTTTGCTATGAAAAACGGTGTAGCATATCATAAGCAATATATGAACACTTTGTTGTTTACGCACGAAAGGGAAATATTTTTTAATAAACTAGATCAGGACTTAAAACAAGTAGAAAAAATACAAGCGAAAAAAGCCAAAAAAGTGGCGGTTCGTTTGAATGCATATAGCGATTTAAATTTTGAAAAGTTATCTAAAAGATACTTAAAAGAAAATATCTTTGAACTGTTTCCAACTATTCAGTTCTACGACTATACAAAAGATGTAAAAAAGTTTGTAGATAATAAAATAAAAAATTATCACCTAACTTTTTCACACGACGAAAAAGGTAAATTTTTTTGGTCAAATACTGCAATAGTTTTTGAGAAATTACCAAAAACTTACAAAGGTATGCCAGTTTTTGACGGAGACGCAACAGACCTTAGATTTTTAGACCCCGAAACCCATGTTATCGGTCTTAAATTCAAAGGTTCAAAGGCAAAACTTTTAAACTCAATTGCTGGCGGGTTTACAATTAGCCAAAAGGATAAAAATTGTAATTATGTGTAAAAAAATTATATGTTTATTAGTAGTGCTTGCAATTGCAAGCACTGCATTAAATGCGGGAATACCATTAGTTAATTAATCAAAAATAAAAAATAATATGCAAGTAAGAGTAGTAACAGTACCCGTACAATTAAATCATTTAATTGTAATAGGGGAAATTATAACAATTGAGCCCCAAACATACCGTACTGACACTTGTATCCATGTAGGTAATATTATAAATATTAAAAATAATCAAGTGTTTAGCGGACGAATGTATTACAAAGGGTATATGAAGGGCGAACAATTACCTAAAAATTTTGAATGGCTAAATAAGCCAATTATTGCTAACAAAGGCACATTTAATGGTAATATTCGGTATATAAAAAGGAACGGAGATAGTTACCTAAATTTAATTAAAAATAGTCTAGGTTACGGAATAAAATTAGAAGAATTTTTTGAACGAGTATAAATTTAATTTAATTTAATTACTTGCTTTTTATTGTTTATTGTCTTAACTTGCGTACATATTATTTAATCAAAAAAAAATTTATTTACTATGTATACTTTTGTAACCTATAATAATAAGAGCATAAAATTTGCTGAAATTGTGCCAAATGGTATAAAATTTGTGACCTTAAAAACAATATTGAATAATAAGGGTAACATTAATTTAAGTTATTCCCTACACCTTGAAACTAGGTTTTTAAAATTGATGCTAAAAACCTTGCCATTCAAAGAAAAAGTAGATTATAATCTATGGTTTAACAATTGCGAAAATAGGCCGACTGTTTTTGAATGTTTAGAATATTTAGTCCAAAAAGAATATATTAGTCCGAACATACGCGGCACAAAATTAACATAAATGTGCTTTTTTATAATTGCTTCATGTTATTAATTATTTAATCAAAAATAAAATGGTTAATTTAAAATCAAAAACAATAATAGACGACAATATAAGGTTTGATGGTAAGTTTTATAGATATGTAAACCACGATGCTAAATTGCTGACTACTGGTTTTCGTACTAAAAATGGACTACTAAGAAACAAGGATATAATAAGATTTGATGATAGAGCAGTATTAAGTATGCGAAATAGATACGAAAGTTTTTATGGTGCTAACGGTCTTAAAAAAGACCTTAATATAGTATAACAACTTTTGCTCGTTTTATTGACTTTTGCTTGCATTGCTAGCAATGCAAGCAACTTTTTTTTTGTCAAAGTTATTAATTACTTGCTTTTTATTGCTTATTGTCTTAACTTGCGTACATATTATTTAATTAAAATTTGGGAAAATGAATTATGACAAATTAGTTTGGAAATTGAGAAAAAAAGCATTTGACAAGCGAGTAGCTGAAAAAGATATTCAATTTGATAGAATTTTAAAAGAAGCTATCAAAAGGAAAATCCAATCCTACCATAAAACGGAAGAATTTTTGTTGGCTGAAATGGAAAAATCCGAAAAGCTTTTATTTCGGACTAGATAAACATTTACTCAAGCTCGTTATGAAAATAACGGGCTTTTGGTGGTAGAAGTTTAAAAAAAAATAGGGAAATGAAAGTCAACACAATTGATACTCTCTATGATTTAAAGAATTTAAGAGAGCATTTATCTGAAACGTTGAAAAACGCAACTGTTTCAGAAATATATAAATCGCCTATATCTTATAGTTTTAGAGTTTATGTAAAAGGTAAGACAATAGGTTTTTATCAGGCATTTCATTGATATTGCCGATATACCCTCCCCGAAGCTATGATTTTAAGAATTGCTTGCATTGCAAGCAATTTTTTTTTTGTCTATTGTTAACAATATATACACGTTTGTTTATTATTTGTAAACTTTGTTTACTTACTTTTTACGTGTGAATAGTGCTAATAAAAGATTTTATCTTTTTTATGCTAAGATATAGGAGACAAAAAAAATCGTTTATAGGACGATATAAAGCTAATTACAGTATTTGATACTATTTTATATAATTGTGTGCAATTGCGTGCAAGTGATAGAGTTTATTATTAGATAGTTCTACTATTGCAAATGATAGTATTACTATCATTTTAGTTAGTATTACTCTACGAAACTTTTCGTACTTTATTGCGGTCTATATTTTTAGTACACTTGACCTAATTTATTTGCTGCGATTTTTCTGCCGAAAAAGCAAATTTTTTTTTAAGTTTTAACACATTTTTGTTTTTATTATTTGTTATTGCACGCATTGCTTGCACTATTTTGCTTTTTTGTCAATATATTGTTATGACTTACCGCTTTGCTTGCATAGCGTGCAATTTAATTTTTATTTTCTTATTTACTTGCTTGGTATTGTTTATTATCTTATCTTTGTATTATCAATCAATCAAAATAGTTATTATGAAACTTTTTACTTTAGTATTTAGAAGCAAAAAAAATAGAAACCATTGGAACTCTAGCCTCCATAAGGATAGAGTTCAAGACCGTGGAGTAACCCTATATATGACGAATGGGGTGCTGCATCGGTAGCAATTAATTTTTATTTGCTTTTTATTGTATAAGGTTTTATCTTTGTACTATCAATTAACCAAAATTTTTATAAAATGATAGAAGTAAGTTTGGAATTTTTTAACCGATACATAAGCACACGTAAGTATGATGTTAGAACAATAGTCAAGGGCAAATTTCCATACACGTCTGAGATTAGGTGTAAAGTAACCAATAAGCTTGTAGGTAAAGTAGTGGACTCTTTTCCTCGTCCAGTGACTAGTAAATATTATATTTTTGAGTAATATTTGCACGCATTGCTTGCACACTGTTAGATTGCTTGCTTTGCGTGCATATTGTTAGATTGCACGCAATGCGTGCATATTGTTAGCAATGTTCCACGTGGAACACATTTATTAATCAAAAATTATTACTATGTTGTATTCTGTTTGTATTGAGGGCGAAGGTATTATCTCTTATGATATATTAAATTTAGCTGTAAATAAGGCCAAAGCTTTTAAGTTGAAATACCCTAATAAGGAAATTTCTGTTGTGTGGTCTTCATGGTATGAGGGCAAAAAAGGTAACCCGTCAGAATTTCATAATAGAATAATAATTGAATAGGTGCGCACCTTGTTAGATTGCGCGCTATGCTTGCACCTTGTTATAGAATATTTGCGCGCTATGCTTGCACCTTGTTAGAAAATAGTTGCAAGCATAGCGCGCACACTGTTAGGAATCGCAATCGCAGGCAGTGCGCGCAAGGGTACGTAACGAGCAAAATGTAAAATTAGTATTTTTAATTGGATTGCTAATTTTAGCAATTATAGGCAAGTCAAGAACTAAAATAAAAAGGCAGCGAATGCAATGCGTGCAACGCTGCCTAAAATAGAAATCAAAGAGTCAGAAGATTATCTAGCCTTTGATTTGCGGCCATAAATGGCAAAGCGGTCAAAATACATCCCTTTGTAGAATCTGCGTCTAAACATTATCTATGATTTGGTTTAAAAAAGATACGCATTCTTGCGCATTTATATAATAAGCTATTTTAAAGCCCTGTAAGCGACGATAAGTCGCAAAGTAGGTACTTAATCTATAATGCCTTTAAATGTCCTTAAAGTGGCTGTAAGCCGCTATAGAGGGAATATAAGGCAGAAGCAAGAAGAGTGCGCACTAGTGCAAGTCGCTTTCATTTGCGGGCAATCTTAATAACTGCCGTACTAACGCAATATAACTCATCTGTAATTGGCCAGAATACTTGCCAGAATATTCGTTACGAACATAGAACAAAGACTTACCATTAAGATTGTTATAATACCCAATACGATACTTACCATCTGAAAGATCAGTAATGATCTCTTCTCTGAATGATTTTAAGCCCCTATAAGGGGATATAAGTAATAAATAATCGGGAAGGTCTTTCAAAGTGTAATCTCTTCTTAGAGCCTTCTGTAGCTTCATTAAAAACAACTCTTTATCATGTAGCTGAGATATGAACATATCTATTTTTTAGTGTGTAATCTTACGATATTCCCTAAGTAAATTCTTATCTGGCCACTTTTTTTGTACGGCACTAATTTTTTTGTGTATTGGACACACTTATAATATATATTATAAGTTTTTCTTTCTAGGTCATACCTAATAATTGGCGCAATGATCTTACCTATTTGGTAGTGATCCTCAATTATATCTCCTACCTTATAAGGATTATTCTTCTTTGCCTCCTCAAATAGCACTTTCTTTATATTATCTCTATATTCTCGCTCTAAATTAGCCATGCGAGTTTTAGCGTCAATTGAAATCATGATATCTATTTTTGATTCGAGTGTAATCTTACGATATTTTTGACATAAACCGTTATCTTTAATACTACCTTACGTCTATTTCAACAATACTAACCATTCCGTCTTGTTGAACTTTTTCAAGTGTATAATTACACATACTCCAATCTTCTTCATCAATAGCCTTTTGAGCTTTTGACTTAGATGTAAAATAACCTTGTGCAACAGGCATTTCCCATTCGCACCAAATTTTGTAAATTGTCATCTTTATTTATTTATTTTTTTAGTTAACAATAATAATCTCCTGATCTAATATCTTCAGGTAAGCTATCCCAAGAAGGTAAATCTCTTGAGTCAATATGCTGGGTATCTGACAAGCACACACCTCTAGGGATACCTTCTGGCGGCTTAATGAATGTAGTCCAAAGTTTCCCATCTGTTGTTCTGTACCAATACCTAATAATCAATCTATCTTTTGACATATAGTTAGTTTTTTATTCTATTGCAAGATAAGAACTTATTTCGTAATATGCAAGAGCTAGTACTAATTTAGTGACTCGATTATCACTAGCATCTCCGATACGTGAGCATCAATATCGAAATTACCTCTTCGGGCTATGATATTGTCAGGTGAACCTGCATAGCTATTATGTTTTGACCGATTATCTTTTGAGGATAGATACTGTAGATTAGTATAGTGGCAACAGACCTTTACGTGATCTTCATTAGATAAATCGAACCAACTAAACGGAATTATATGGTCAATATGTAAGTCTGTTAAATCTTCAGCACTTGGACACCCGTTCATGTGCCAAAAATCGTTAGCAGAGCAGCCTACTAATTTTATTTTATCAGTATTTTGATAGTTATATAATAGTTTAGTGCTAATGCTTCTTACCCACTGCTTAGCATTTCTTTCCCTTCTTTGTAATTCCTTATAACTATTATTATATTCTTCTAAAATAGCTAACATCTCTTTCTTAGTATACCTTTGTAATAGTTTTATCACTTCATCTCTGCTATATTCCCTCAACTTTTCTACGATACCACTATATTTAGATGTATCTGATTTCTTGTTTTTACCTTTTAAACTGCTCATATTATGTAACTTTAAAATTAAAAAGGCCACTTACCTTGCGGTAAGCAGCCGAGGAAATAAAGCTAATTCTTAACTTATATATTTATATATGTAGTATTTTCTATTTTTAATTTTAGCTTTAAGACCTCAACACATTCTATATATAAAACGCATAACATATCAAAAAAGTTGCGTGAGGGTAAAAAAAATCAGAAAATAATTATATTTTTCTAATTGTCATAAATGACAACACCCAAATCTGGAAAACGGAATTATTATAATTTTCTAGTCATGCAATATAGCATTAGCTTACTATTATAATACCTTGACTTATTTTTAAAAAATCCATTTCTAAGTAATCTACCTATCAGGGTCTGGGCTTCGCCCAGTGGCGTTCGCCATTAGAAATAGTACGCCTATTAACTCTTTAGGAGAGAAGAATTTTTTTTGTTTTTTATTTAATTATTAAGAGCGTATAATTAAATTGCAATTGCTTTTTAAGTGCTTCGTACTTTCATACTGTTTGCTCGCATATTGCTTTCTTCTTTCACAAAGATAACACATACCTCTGGAAAAGCTGCAAGATTTCCGATTTATTTTTTAAAAACTTTGCTAGAAATAGCAATTCTGCTCGCATTGCACTCATTTACAAGCCCTTACAGATACAAATATAATTAATTTTGCTCGCATTTTCAAGCAGTTATCCTTGTCTAATATCTTATTATGACTATTTCTGCACGCAATGCACGCTATGCCCTCAATAATTTGTCAGAATTAACATCCTAATTTATAAGCTATAAACTATAGGCTGCATATTTTTGTATATTTGTAAAAACAAAACTCAAATGAAGTATTTAAAGTTATTATTCGTGGGTGGTGCAATCTTATTAGCAAGCTGTAGCTCCCAAGAGCAAGCAATGCGTGTAGGTAGACTATCTAAAGATGCGAAGACTACAAGCTTTGCCTATTCTGATCTAATTGAGGCACATTCACCTACTATTGATAGTATAGCTAAAGTAAGTTCCGATAAATATAAGAGGCAGACCGTTAAGATTGGAGGTCGTACTTACTACCTATATTACCAATATACTATGAAGGCGAGTGTTACGCTGACACAATTTCCTATCACAAATGAGGAGGAGCTTGCAATTCGCAAGCAGTTTACCGATAATGTAGTAGTAAGTCATAAGTATCTAACCAACTTGCGCCAAGAGTTCTCAGAAGATCAACTTCTTGATATTGTGGGGGATAAAGTAGAATGCTTTGATTCGGTAGATTTCTCTGTAAGAGATGTGGAATACATCTTAGAGCGTGTAGTATATAGCCAGAAACGTGATCCTAACACCCTAATTTTGCAGAAGTAATGGCACGTACAATAACTATTAGAGGGTTTAAAGGTAAACTCACAAAGGCTACTGCAAAAGGTAAGAAGTGGAAATTTACTTACACCTATAAAGGTAAGAAGCGTTCAGTAAGTGCAGGAGCTAAGGGGTATAGTATATCGCCCGGCACTAAGCGTGGTGACAGCTACTGTGCTCGCAGTGCGGGGATCAAGCGTAAAAAGGGTGGCGGAGTAAGTCCTAATGATGTCGCTAGATATATGTGGAAGTGCAGACGTAAACGATCAGTAAGATGATGAAGGAATATGATGAATTAGAAAGAGAGGCTCTTGAGTTTATTCAAAATTTAGCTGATGTAGGCATCGAATCTTTTAATGCTGATGCCTTCAAGCTATTTTGTGAGGATTTCTTTGAGAATAGAGAGAAAGGCTTAGGTGTTAAGTCTGGAGCGTTACACCCTAAAAAACGAGATACCAAGTTAGTAGTTAATGATATATTAGCTAAAAAAATTAGAATTGATGAAGGAACTGTTTGATTGTGTATTGAAGGAATATGCTTTGCATGAATCTCGTCCAGAGGTAGATAAGATTATTGATAGGTTTAATAATAAGTTTGATACAAACTTAAATCCAGATGGTGATAAGACGGCATGGTGTTCTATCTATCTAAATATGAAAGCTTTTGATTTAGGGTATGAGCATTCTGGTTCCGCTTTAGCTCGCTCATGGATTCGAGTGGGGGATGTAGTAACAGAGAATTGGCGAGATTTGTCTGAGACGGATATGGGTGATGTAGTTATATTATGGCGCAAGCAAAAGAGGGGAACTTTCGGCCATGTTGGTTTGTTAGTTACATATACTGATAAATATGTATATTTATTGGGTGCTAATCAGAATAATGAGGTAAACATTTCAAGGTATGCTAGAAATAGAATATTGAGTGTAAACCACTTAAATAAGGGATAATGGAAGAGAGAGATATTGATTTAGATATTTTGGAAAGGCATATTCGCCTTATCAGAGAAACTTTCCCAAATGCTATTCATATAGCTAAAAATGGTTCTTGCATTCGCTTTGCAATGGTCTTAAAGAACTTATTTTCTAAAGGTAAGATATTATACAACCAGAATCATGCTATATTTGAGTTACATGGCAGATATTTCGATATTACAGGGGAGGTAAGTATTTTTCACAATAAAGATACGTACCTTGAACTTACTACAGAAAATTTTGGTATTGAGATGATTGATCAATTATTAAACTTAAGATATGATAAGTAAAGACACATTAGTTAGTTTCACTACTGATTGTATAATGTTAAAAGAACTTTGTAATGATAATAATCTGTTACAGACTAGTGAGACAATTCTTGATACAAATTTGGGTAAAAGATTCTACAAAGAAATCTTAACTCAAAATGCTAAGTCTGCAGTTTTAGCCGACTACAAAGGTTTGAACTGGTATGAGTTACTTTCTGATATTATTGAGTTTGTTAAATTTGTAATTTCTAAGTTCTTTAATGATAAGTCGGGGGAATATAAAAAACCATCATGGAGTAGTTGGTTATCTATAGGTGTAAAGCTAGTTCGATTTGTTATTTTGTTTATTAAAAAGTATTAATGCACTATACAAACAGATATGGCAGAAAGCAAAGCGGCTTATTTTGGACATTAAGAGAGTTATTAAAGGAGGTTATGGTAGGTAAAGCGATTATAAAGGCCTTTAAGCATATATTTGCTGATAAGAAGGCAGTATACAAGTATCCAGATCGGATACTAGTTGAGAAGGTTAACAAATTTATAAAGGTTAACTGTAAGGAAGTAACTACAAAGTTAGGTTTTACCGAGTTCAGGCGCATTAAAGATAATTATTTCTCAATGACTACTGAGAGTGAAGAATTTATTGATAATCACCCTTTTGCCTCTGATATTATGCAAGTATATTCAGATGCACTTGCAATAAGCCTAGATCATTTATATGATATGCTAGAGAATGAGGAGTTATCTGGTACATCCTATAAGAAGTATGAGACATTGATAGAACGCTTACAGAAGTATATAGATTCTATTGATAAACCAGATGATGTACGTAGTGCTAACAGTATGCCTACAATAAATCTAAACTTATCTGTTCCTAAAGGGCTACAGATGGTGACATCAGAATCTCAGATGTTAGAGATAGAGAGTAAAACGCTAGAAACGCTAGAAACGCTAGAAACGCTAGATTTAGAAACGCCAAACGCTAACGATAATGAGGGTTAACGCAAATGAAACGGTAAACGTATATAAAGGTAGCGTTACTAACGTTTACGATGCAGATACTATAACGTTAGACTTGCGTTTAGGATTTGGTATCGTTTTACAGAACTTCAAGGTGCGTTTAGCTAGAATAGATGCTCCCGAAATTAGAGGAGAAGAACGAGAGAAAGGTATAATAAGTAGAGATGCTTTGAGAGGGTTATTAAGTAATCGAGATGTAGAGGTATTGTTCATAGAAAAAGGTAAATACGGTAGATATATCTGTGAGATTATGGTAGAGCACCACGATCAGTTTATAAATGTTTCTGATTGGTTGTTAGATAAGAACTTAGCAGATGTGTATACATACTAGAATGGGACAAGAGGATTTAAAATGGGTTAGTGCTGAAAGGGGTATTTATATATTTTGGATAGGTACATATTTTTACATAGGCCATTCTACAAATATTAGGAGAAGATTAAGAAGACATCTATCTATGATGAAGAACGGCAAGCACTATAACAGACATATACAAAAGGCATGGGATTATGATAGGAATTTTGAGTTTAGTATTTTACATTCTTTTGATTTTGAAGCAAGCAAGGAATTACTTTATCATTGGGAGCAAAAGTTCTTAGATTTATTTTCAGCACACTTAAACTGTCTAAATGTAAGTAAGATAGCAAATTCAGTGCATTATAAGATTAGGAGGCAGAAAAAGGCAAGGAAAGGTATTATTGACCAGAGAGATTTTATATGAGTAATAAAAAAGACATAGCGATAACTACTCAAACACTGGTAGGAGAATTTTCAAATGTATTTTGGCAATTGACTGCAAGTAGAAATGAAGGGTTTAGGATTACAGTACTACAAGGAGGTACAAGTAGCGGTAAAACTTATGCAGCTATGCAGTATATATTATTGCAGTGTATTACAAAACCTAATTATTTAGTTACCGTTGTAGCAAGTAGTTACCCTATTTTAAGGGTAGGTGCGTTACAAGATGCTCAAACTATTGTTAGTAATAGTGTACATATATCAAAGTTTATAAAACAGTTTAATAAATCTACTAATACCTACTTCTTTAACAACGGATCAAAACTAGAATTTAGATCATTAGATAGCGGAGAACACGCAAAGGCAGGTAAGCGTTCCCTTTTATTTGTCAATGAGATTACTAGCGTACCAGAAGAGATTGTAAATGAGTTATTGATTAGAAGTAATGATGGAGCTATATTTGATTACAACCCAACAGCCCAATTTTATGTCCACACCAATTTTGTCCCCAGAGAGGACACTCAATTATTAATTTCTACCTACCGAGATAATCAATTTGTAAGTACGGCGGTAGTAGAGGAAATTGAAAAACTTAAGACTACAAACCCCAATCGTTATCGTGTATATGGCTTAGGATTAACAGGAGCTACAGATGATGTTATATATAGTAATATAGAATGGGTATTCCCTGAAAAGTTTCCTGAACCTTCCTTACTCGATAAATATGCATTTGCTTTAGATTACGGATTCTCAAAAGACCCTACTGCAATTTTAGAATGTGGGGTATATAATAATAAACTATTTGCTAGACTACACACTTACAGTAAGAATCTAAAATTGCAAGATATTGTAGACGAATTTAAAAGAATTGGTATAAGTAGGAGGGATGAGATAATTATGGATTACAGCCATGCTCAAGAGCAAAAAGTTATTCTTGAAAGGCAATATGGATATAATATCATAAAGGCTCGTAGAGGTAGAGGAGATATAGTATCAGGTATATCGCTCCTACAAGAACAATCTCTAGTATTATGTGACAACCAAGACAAAAATCTATTAAAAGAAACTAGAAATTATACTTGGAAAAAAAGAGGGGGTATAGTAACAGATAAACCAGTGGATGATTATAACCACGCATTAGACGCTTTAAGATACTATGCGTTAGAGAAGCTAGGGAAGCCTTCTTTAGGTAAATACAGGTATAATGATAACCCAATATTCACATTTTAAAAAAAAAATATTTTATAATAATTATGGCGAGCTTAACAAGTGTTATTGAAAAAAATGAGGGTATTTTTAAGTATAAGCAGTTGTATGAAATTGCTTTAGCTTTATCAAAAATAGAATCTCATTTAGAAAGAAGAAAGCAGACTGCTGCATTAGTACAAATTTTTGCCGGTCTTAGTAGGGTATTTCCAGATGAGCAAGGGCTATTAGGCAGTCTACAAGCACATAGGGATATTAATTTAAAACATATAAATAAGTATGGGCTATTACGAGAGGACAGTAAAAAAAGACCTGTAAAATTTTTACATAAAAACGCTGAAAAGTTAGAGCCTCAGCATATTAGAGATGCTAAAGGGTGTGAAACGTGCGGCACTAGGCATAAAAATAAGAAGGTGGTAGAGCCTACTAAACCTACTAAAAAATATATTGCTAAAAAACAAGGAATTACAACTTCTTTTGAAACTTTTTCCCCTAAAAATGAAAGACAAGTTTTAGATACTTTTGGGAATAATAGTTCGGCAATGAGGGAGTTCTGTAAATTAAATGATATTCCTGTTAGGAATACTCAAGACCTAGACAAGTTAGCTTCTTTAATATACACCTTCTATAAAAACTTAAATAAGAATTAATGTTATTTAGTTTAACATATAAGGACAAGGATTATGATTTTTATCTCCCCTATGATGCTGGGGAGATAAAATACTCCCAGTATATAGATTACATTACGCTAAAGAAAAAGTACTTTTCTTTAGATGAAGATACTAATGAGTTATCTCTAAATAACGAGGAAGAATCTATACCTTACTTGATAGAGGCTATCCAAGTAATTTGTGGAAAGGGAGAATATTGGGAAGGCATACCAGTTTCAGAACCTAGTGATCTAGACATTATGGACGATGTGGAATACTTCTTCGACTATGAAAGGGAAGATTTAACGATTTATAAACTATATACTCACATAAATAATATTCTGACTAGTCCAGATATACCTGAAGTAGATAACACTTACGGTATCAAGTATAAAAACGAGGAATATTACTTAAACTATAATGAAGTAGTAGGAACCTTTTTAGGCGCAGATATGAAGTACTCGACAGGGGAAGTGTTGACAATTTTAGAAGCACAAAGACTAGGTAATCAAGCTATTGAAAGGCATGGTGATCCAGAGGGAAGTATTGAATTTACCGTATCTCTAAATGAGATGGCAGTACTATTAAGAAAGAAAGGAGAGGTGTTACCTTCTAGTAAGCAAGATAGAGATAAATTTATAAATACTAGGTCAGTTTTGTTTTCTGACTTACCTATGGATGTTGTATTTATCTGCAAAAGCTTTTTTTTTGCTATTTTGACAGATTATCTAAAACAAATGCATACAAATTCTTTTTTAAAGGTAAACCAAAACAAGGTAAAAGTGCTGCGGAAAACAGAAGTATAAGGGAATCTGAGGAGGAGCAAAAGCTTATATTTAAAGAGGTGGGATGGAATATGGTATATGAAAGTATAATTGATAGTAAGTGGTTTGAAAGCTCTAAAGAAACACCTTTTGAATCTGCATTTTACAGTAATTTTGAGGATGCTATTTTTAATTTAAGTAATAAAATCGCTACACAATGAGTTGTTTAACGTGTGATTGTAGTTCGGAATATAGTCTAACTTCTACACAACCTGTAATATCGGCATTGAAGAATTATGTCAAAAACTTTAATTACGGGTTACTGAGAAGATTAAATACCTTCACAGTAATCAGAGATGGCAGTTTCTTTGATAATAATGATAATACTAGAAATAGAACTGCCGCAAAAGACGGTAAATTTTGGAATAGAACTTGGCATGACAACAATAAAAACCCTCTATTTATAGAGGTAGAGCATGGGCTTCTAGCTTTAGAATTTGGAGATGTAGTCATAAATAATTTAGAGGAGTGTGATGGTAAAATAGAAGCTTATATTATTATTGCGGATAGCCCTACTAGAGATAATGAAGTTGAGCCTGAGGTTTTGTATGGGTTCCTTCAAGAAATAGGTATTGACGTATATAGCTATTTAAAGGAGAACTTCTACAATGCTATACATGATAATACCCAGTTTAAAGTGAGAAGAGTAGACCCAGAGATGGTTGACAACCTAGCAGCGATAATGATAAACATAGTATTTTATTACAATATTAATAGTAGGGGGTATAGTACTTTAAATTTACAGAATGCCCCAGAAACAGGATATGAAAATGGCTAAAAGAAACTCAAAACCTAAAACAGGTAAAAAAGGAAAGAAATTTATTAAAACTACTACATCCGTTAAGAAACATCCAAAAAAAGGGTGCGGGTGTACCTAAATTATTAATTATGCCTTATCAAAGCACAAAAAAGAAAAAGAAAAAATGTACATCAAAAAAGAACGGTAAAAAATCTTGTAAAACAAAAACACGTAAGAGATGAAAACATTAACAAAAGTAAGTGCCTTAATTATCACAGCATCCTTAATGGCTATAATGGCTAGATTTATTTTGATGGTAAGGCCAGTTGATCCTATAATCTTTTATTGTTTATCCTTTATTTGGGCATCCTTTTCGGTAGCCATTATACAGAATATTCCAAAAGCTTTAAAAAATGTCTAGGATTGCTAAACGTATTTTATTAAAACGTTTAAGTAAAATCGGAGATGACCTTGTTTCTAGGATAAAAAAAGAGTTGCAGGAGCAAGGTCATGTGGCTACAGGGTCATTAATAGAAAGTATAGATTATAAGATAAAAGTTACTAGAAGCGGTTATGTTATAAATATACTAGCTGATGACCCTAAAGCTACCTTTGTAGATGAAGGTGTGCCAAGTCAAAAAGTTAAAATAGGTAGAGACTATATTGAGGGCTTGAGTGATTGGTTAAATATAGTTCAACCCTCTTTGAGTATAAAAGAGAGAAAAAAAGTGGCGTTTGCAATTGCGATAACATCTACAAGGGAAGGTACTCCTACTAAGAATGCTTTTAGGTACTCAAATAACGGTAGGAGAACAGGATTTATAAGTAGGTTTAAAGATGAATTAGAAGGAAATTTAGATACTATATCGAAGGCTTTAAATATAGCCGATATAGGAGAAACTATAATTAGGGAGGCCTTTAAAAATCTTAAAAACCCCTTTAGTAAGAATTTCTGATAATATTATCAATGTTTAAATATGAGATGATCTATACAAGGTCATCTTTTATTATATTTGTGTAAATTTATATATAATGGCTTCTGAGATAAAATTAAGGATAAATATCGAGACAAATCAAAGGTTTGGCGTATTAGCTAAAAACTTTGATAACTTATCTAAGTCTTTAAGGCTAATAGGTAAAACTACAGGAACTACGGCTCAGAAATTTAAAGATATTGAAGCTGCTTTGAATAGATATGTATTATCTAGCAAAAGTACTATTAGTTCTGCAGGGGCGTTACAGGCAGCTAATACCTTACTAAATAGATCATTAGACAAACAAAAAGTAGAAGCCTTAAAAAGCAGTGATGCGTTTACGGAACTTTCAGCGTCTTTAAGAGATAGTAAGCAGCAACTAAATGAAAATATAAAAAGTCAACAACTTCAACTAAATCTAAATCGTAAGGTAGAAGGCAGTATTGATAAATTAAAGCTAAAAGTACGCCTGCTAAAAGAGGAATACAATAGCTTAACTGAAGCCGAAAGAACAGGTATAAGAGGAAATACTATAATAAATAACATTAGGGATATAGGCAAAACTTTAGAGATTGAAAGGAAAAAAATCTCTAAAGCCACAAAAGAGGTAAGGACTGATACAAATAATATATTAGATTCATTCAATAGATTAGGATTAGGCTCTTTAACATTAATAGGAGGACTAGAACTACTTAGAAGAGGTATTTTAAGAGTTGGAGAAACTTTAGGAGAATTTCAACGTAATATATCTATTTTAGGGGCAGTAACAGGAGAATTTTCTAACGGATTACCTACCCAAAAGTTAATTGATTTAGAGAATAAGATTAAAGAGTTGGGTGCGACTACCCAGTTTACTGCTTCTGATGTGGCAGCTTTAGCTACAGAGTTAGCAAAGTTAGGATTTAATACTGAGCAGATTGACGCAACTTTAGGTAATGTATTGAACTTAGCACTTATTGCAGGCGAAAGCACGAGTAGGGCAGCAGAGGTATTAGGTTCTACTATTAACGCATTCGGGTTACAATTCTCTGAAGCTACAAGAGTAGTAGATTTATTAGCTAAAGCGTTTTCTAGTTCTGCATTAGATTTAACTAAATTTGATATTGCTGTAGGTACTGTAGGTGCTGTAGCAAAGCAGACAGGTATTGAGATTGAGGAGGTTGCAGCCGTTATGGGTGTCTTATCTAATGCGGGTTTTGATGCTTCTATTGCGGCTACTGCGTTTAGAAATATATTAATTAGAAGTGCTGAGGCAGGTAAAGACTATAAAGAAGCTTTATCGGAGGTGTCAGATGCGACTAATACTACTTTAAAAGCCTTTGAGTTATTCGGTGTAAGGGGAGCACCTCAAGCAACTGTAATTGCAGATGCCTTTGACTCTGGGGAAATTCAGAGATTAGCGGGGGAATTTAGAAAAGCTCAAGATGATGCATTTAGTACTCAAGCTGTAGGGTTCATACAGCAAGATTTTCAGTCTGCTATAAATGAGTTTAAGTCTGCCTTAGAAGGTCTTACGATTACTATAGGAGAGGTATTATCACCTGTTATGACGGACTTACTATCATTAACTACCTCGGTCTTACAAGGGTTTAGAGGATTCTTTGAGGCTATGGGTGAAGGATTAGGCGTTATAGAAAGTACATCTGAGGAGGTAGAGGAATTTAATGGAGCACTTGAAATATCAACGGTTCTAATTGGTATATTTAGTACCTCATTATTATTTGCTAGTGGTAGAGCTATATTATCCTTTATTGGAGGCTTAGGTAGTATGTTAATAGGGCTTTTCTCCGTTACAGGCGGTTTAACAGCAGCGTCAGGAGCATTAGCTATATTTAGGACTGCCTTAATATCTACAGGTATAGGTGCATTAGTTGTTGCAGTTGGTTTCTTGATTGCTGCATTAATAGAAGCAGTTATAGCTATAAGAAATGGAAGTAAGAATGTTGATATATTTGCAAAAGCTTTAAAAAGAGTTGGGGCATTTTTAGTAGGGTTAAAACTTGGATTTGAAGCGGTATTTAGATTTATTCAAGCAGGGTTTTTAGCTCTTACTGGCCAAGTTGAAAAAGCAGGACAAGTATTAGAGAACTTCAATGACAAAGTAGAAAAAACTAGGAATAGGTTAGAGGGCTTATCTCAAGATGTAGAAGTAAAGATTACCTTTGATGATGCATTATTACTTAGTAAACTTGCAGAAAGTCAGATTAATGAGCAAATAGATGAAATACAATCTAAAATCAAAGACTTAAAGTTAAAAGTGGTTTTAGACCCTACGGATGTTTCTAGTGCAGACCAATTAGAAAAATTGGATAAGGAGCAAGCTACCTTACGTAATGAGTTAGCTAGAAGAGATGCTGAAAGGGCGAAAATAGCTGCAAAAGAAGCTTTTGATAGGTCACTAGCAGGATTAAAAGAACAACAAAAGGATTTAAAGAAGCAGCTAGAAGAGGCTGACCCAACTACTACATTATTTGAAACAACTCTAAGAAGGTTAGGAAGAGTAGAAAGGGATATAAAGAAAATTAATGATAGGATAGCAAGAGCCAATAAGACAGCCTTAGAGAGATTTACCTTAGTGTTGAGGGATAATAAAAAAGCTTTAGATAACTTAATATTCTCAGGTAGAAACTATGATTCTGTTCTAGCTAGAGTAACTGAACAGCAAAGAAGGTATAATCAATTCCAAGCAGACTCTAAGGTTATCACATTAGAGGCAGCGTTGGCTAATTTTACAAATTCTACGGCTACTGTAAAATATTCTAAAGATTTAGAGTTAGTGAACGCTAAGTTGGCTCAATCTATTCAAGATGGAGATAAATATAATGATTTACTGATTCAACAGGCACAACTTACGGAGGACTTAAACAGAATAAGAAATGAGGAGGGTAGAGCCTTAGAAGAACAAACTCCTGATGGAAGAGCAGATAAGGAGGCACAAATAATAAGGAAGTTAGCCGCATTGGAGAGAGAACAATTTAGAATTACTACTAGAACTATTGAATCTGAAAGGGACAGGATTGCTCGCAATAGGCAGCAAGAGATTGTAGACCTAGCTGATTTAGAGATACAAAGGATACAAGATAATATTGCTGAGGAACAAAGATTAGGTAATGAGGCGAATATAAAAGCTTTAAATAATGAGTTAGCTATTGCTAAGGAGTTATTACAAGTTGAGCAAATTAAATTAGATATAATAGAAGAGCAGCAGATAATAAGAAACCAAATTGGAGGCATACAAAACTCTTTACTTATCGGAGAGATAGGCAGAAATAAGAAACTCCTTGAACGCATTGATTTAATAAAACAAGAGGGAGGAAGTTTAACTAGTCAAGAAACACAAATAAATAAATTAAGAGAAGAGTTCGCATTCAAGGCGAAGCGTAGAGCTTTAAGAGATGATATAGATATCCTTGACCAAAAGTTAAAGAATAGCCAACTAGAAGTTACTGAAGAGCTTACACTACAAAAGGAACTATCTGAAAAGGAACTAGAACTTCAAGAACTAGTTTTTGAGCGTAGAAGAGAAAGAGAGCAAGAACTGAATGAAGAAAGATTGGAAATATTTAACTCGTTTAGTGAAAGTTTAGAGACAGCCTTCACTAACTTAGATACAGTATTTCAATCCCTTTCTGAGAACAGACTAAAAAGGATTCAAAGAGAGGCAGACTTGCAAATTTTACTTGCAGGAAATAATAATGAGAAAATAGAAAAGATAGAGGCCGCAAGAGAGAAAAAACTTAGAGACGAAAGAAAGAAAACATTTGAACAAACTAAAAAGCTGCAAATAGCAGCTCTAGCTATACAAACAGCAACAGGTATAGTCAATATCTTATCAGCACCAACGACTATCCCTATCCCTTTTGATACTATCCTTAGAGGAGCACAAATTGCAGCATTAGTAGCTCAAAGTGCAGCCTCAGCAGCGTCAATCGGTAGCCAAACATTCGCAGAAGGGGGTTATACAGGCAGCAGCACTAATAAGAAAGATAAAACAGGCAGAAGACCTGCAGGCATTGTACATAATGATGAATGGGTCGCAAATACGGAAGTTCTTAGACATCCTGAAGGCGCACAACTAATAGCCAAAGCGGAGATGCTAAGACGTAGAATAAAAGGAGGATCAACCTTCACAAAAAATAAAGGATACTTCGCAGAAGGTGGATTTACAGGAGCAAGCTTTGTGCCTACATTGCCCGCAGTTGCAAGTAATAGCGCACCAAGTGTATCAGGCTTTACAGACGAGCAAATTGAGGTGCTTGCAGAAACACTATCTGTAGCAGTTGCTCAAGGATCAAGACAAGGGCTAGTAGAAGGAAGACAAGATGAAAACAGACTCTCTGAAAGATTAAATTCATTAAACAATACAATTAATAGATAATGCTCGCACAAATAAATAGTACACCAAATTATATATCAACTATTGACGAATTTGTTTTTGAAGTTGAACTTACAGGTAGCCCTACATCTGGGATTACTGAACGCTTATTCTACCAACTAACAGATGCAGGCGGAAACGCTTTAACGCAACGCTACGCTATAGACCATATAAACGGTACTTTAACGTTGCGTTTAGGAACGCTAGTTTTATCCTTTATTGAAACGCTATTTCCAGTGCATACCAACGCTATATTAGATAGCGTTTCAGAAGGCTACGGCAAAGATGTGCGACTAATTGTGGGCAGACAAATAATTGATGAGGCGACTTGTAGTATTACTTACACAAGTGATAACTCTAGTGATACTATGTATGTAGTAAATTCATATAACTCAATAAATACTTTTGAGGATGTGTTTAGCACCTCTACAAGTATAACAAGTGCTAAGTCAGTTATATTAACAAGCAGACCCCATACCACAACGGTAAATGTTAATACCCCAGATTTTATTCAAGTTTATAATCCTATTGATGGTACTGCCAACACTTTAAATTATGAAGTAAAGTATTATAACTCTGAGTGCGAATTAATGCAAATATTTAGTGGTACAGTTAATAAAAATAGCACTCGTATTACAAATTTATTTTATTATACTGGCAGCAGTAATACTTTATTTTTATTGCCTGCATATAATCCATCTAATCCGACTCAAGAATATAATGGTATTGATACTGTTAATCTTGAAAATCAAGATATAGCAAAAATAGAAATTATATTTACTGGTAAAGTATCTAAAAGTTATACAGTAAAGATATTAGGTTGTGATATGAAAGAGGTAGCGTATAAATCTGCAATTTACAGTTTAGATAGGTTAGGTGGATATAACTCATTACCCTTCGATATTTTATATAGCTTATCAAGAAAGACAGGAACTATCCGCAGCTTTGTCGATATATCAGATAAAGGGTATGGGAAATTAAGAACAGGCTTCTCGTCCTCGAATAATCAGTCATTCAGGTCTTTCAATGGTGTACATAAAATGCGTAGAAACAATTTAGAAATAATTGATTTTACGGAACAATTTTTTAATTCAAATAGTTTTTATATTTATGTAGATAATAATATAGCTACCCCAGTAGGTGCAGCTATAAATTATAAGTTTAATAAAGCTATACTAGAAAATGGAAATATAAAAATCAGCCAAGATGGGGGAGTATTAGAAGTTAAATTTAAAGGTAGAATGGGCAGTAATTTAAAAGCACAATAATGAAAATATTAATATACGAACATCCAAATAATACTCCAACTAAATTTTTAGATAACGGAGAATTATATTTTGACTTAAAGGAAGACACTCGTATTAGAATAAGTAAAAAAGTAAAGGATTTATACAAATATGAAGACTTAAAAGGGGAAGGAATTTTAGGATTTTCCCTTCCTAGTAGTGATAAGAACTACTTTATCTTAAATAAATATATACACAATACCCTAGATTTTAATTTTGAACCAATCACAATTAGATTATTTGTAGAGGGTGTTTACTTACCTTATACTCAGTTAAGAGTAAAATCTTATGACGATAATACTAAAGAATTTTCGGTAGAAATATCTGACCAAGAATTTAATGTTAAAGATAAAGCAAAACAGCTTACATTAAACAATATAAATTTAGGGAACTCAAGATTTGTAATGGGTAGTGTAGGAGATACAGAAGGGGTGCTACATTATTGGAATAGTCCAGATTATATAGATATAGCAGGATCAAACCCTGTTCGTTATGGGTTTGGAAATTTCGGTAGATACTTAGATTACTATTCTAACAAGTTATCTGCAAATGATATGCGAATGTTTGTATCATTACACGCACTATTAAAGCAAGGGTTTTGTGAGTTAGGTTATTCATTCAGTACCGACTTTTATAATTCTCAATGGTATCGAAAAATTTATCTTTACTGTATGGGTAAAGATTTTTACAAATACAATTCAGGTAATAAAATATTTTTCAAGTTTAGAAAAGATAGTAATTCTTACCTTGACAATATATCTGAAAATAATACTCAAGATGATTGGACTAGCATCCAAGATTCTAATAATATGGCTTTAGCCGTTCAAACGTTTGTGAATATAAGTAATGAGTCAGGTGTGACGTGTGATCTTGGATTAACTATACAATTAATTTTTAGAGCTTCTGAGGTAGTAAATGGGAATGGCTCTACTAGAGGTACATTATTATCTGCTATGAATAGTTCCGACGGGGGGTATGTGGTCTTAACCGTTGAGCATTTTAGAGCATTACCAAATCCTGACTCTATACGTTATTATTGCAAGTCATACGAGTTACCTGACAACCTTACTGATTTAAACCAGTTTGAAATAAATGATAATATTCAATTTGATATTATAGATTGGAGACCTGAGGATACCTTAAGAGTGAGCCTAATTGGCAGTAATGATTACTTCGATAGTTTATTAGATGGTACAGATATTAACCCAGACACCCAAACGGCTATAAATAACGCATATTTAGGTAATCTAATATTTGGTGAAGGTACAATTATAAATACATTCGCAAATGGCAGGCATTTATACCTTGGAGATGAGCATATAATAAAGAACTTTTTATCAAGTGAATATACATTCGATGAATTATTGAGAGGATTAAGTCATATGGGATTTCGCTTTGATTTCAATATTTTAGATAGAAAAGTCGAAATGTTTGCAGAGCAGAACACTAGTATACACTCTGAGGGAATTGATGGTTATTTTAAACCTACTAGAGATGCCATAAACGTTTCAAATTATATCCAACCAGAATCATTAAAAGTAGAATTTAAAAGTCAAGATTTAAGTAGATATAAACAATTTCAATTCAAAAGCCCAAGTGATGCATATACAGACAGTTTAGATTTAAGTTTGCCATTATATTCTCGTATTTTTGATTTTGGTAAATATGGATTTGATAATAGCGAAACCGATGAGTCTGAGAACCCATTTTTTGAAGCAACTTCAAATTGTAAATTGCAACTTTTATCTTTCACAAGGGATATTAACTTACCTGCAATAACAGATAATTTAGATACAGAAGGTAATCCCCATTTTACATATGGTACACTCTCTACCGATATACAACCTCGAATTCTAATATTTGATAATCAATCTCATCAATACTCTCGTTTTTATAATGAATCTGAGGACTTAGTTGTATATACAAAACAAAATTTACCCTTTGAGTATCCAGACCCCCTAAACACAAGCACAAAAATTCAAGTAACCAAAACACCAAATTTCTCTCAATGCTTTGACTTTTATACTAGTATTGAGAATACTGGTTTCAGTGACCATACATCATTTACCTTCAACTTACCCAATACAGGTCAAGTTACTCTAAATGATGTAACCCTAAATGCTGTCAGTTTAAGTAGTGTTGTAGGGTTCAACTTTCCTTATAATATTCCGCAAGATGCCTCAAATTTTGTGAATGATTTACAGACGTATATTGATAGTGACCCTACTTTGTCTGGAACTGTGTCGTATGATGCAACTACAATGAAATTCAGGATTAGTAACGCTTCAGATATAGGAAATAATTATACGACCTATAATTATGCCTATGAAGACGTAGATGGCATTGTGGTGTCGGGAGTGGGGATTTTTTCGAGTAGTGTATCAGAAGTTGTTAGAATATCGGATTATTCGGTAGTATTTGGTTATAAATATTATGATTTGTTTAACACAATGCTTAAATTTCCAATTGCTGATATACTTAAATCTAATCTACATAAATATTTATTAAATATAGATGCTAATTTATATAGGCAATTAGACTTCAGAACTCCTCTGCTCATAGAGTATGGAAGTATTGTATATGCTGCAAAATTGTTAGAAATAAATGACTACTTGTTTACGGACATCATATCTACACCAATTACAGTTTGTCCAATTCCTGAGAAGTTATTGGGATGTTTTCAAACTTGTACGTACTCAATAAATCTAAAAAACAAAAATATTTTTGATATTATATTGCAAGATAATACGAGCCTAAAAGATGCTTATTCACATATATTCGGTTTTCCATATATTTTAGATGGTACACTACCAGAACAACAAGAAGAAGAGTTGAGACTGGAATCTGATATACAACAGTTTTTAGAATTGTATTTCCCTGTAGGTAGTGCCTTTGTTAACTATCCTACATTGGAGATTGTAGCTACTGCTGCCCCATTTTACAGTATATCTTCTAGCCCTCAACCAGAAGGAAGTATCTTTCAAATTGATTTATTCACCCAAAGTAATTGCGAGTAAATGAAATATAATTTGTTAAAGTCGCTATCAGATGAAACTAAACATGAGCTTTTATTGTTATACGAAAATAATGACCTAAAAGAATTTCGATTGAGACTCTTCAAAATTGGGTTCTATGGATGCACGTGTGCGGGAAAGAAAGAACTTGAACGAGAGTATAACTATATAAAATCACTTGTAGATGCCTAAAAAATTAACAAAGGAAGAATGGATTGAGGCTTGTAGAGAAAAAAGGCCAGACTTTGAGGATTATGACTTTTCGCTAGTCGAGTACGTAAATAACAAGACTAAGGTTTTGATAATGCATAAGGATTTCCCTGAGTATCCATGGGAAGTAAGACCTAAGGATTTTAAAGATAATGGAGACTCACACCCTATGATAAGTGGGAATTATAGATATAATACTGAAGAATGGATTCAGGCTTGTAGAGTAAAAAGGCCAGACTTTTATGATTATGACTTTTCGCTAGTCGAGTATGTCAATGCTCACACAAAAGTTTTAATAATACATAAGGATTTCCCAGAACATCCTTGGAAGGTTTTGCCTAGTGATTTTAAAGATAAGGGAATATCACATCCTAGGATAACTGGGAAGTATAGATGGACAACGGAAGAATGGATTGAAGCTTGTAAAGCCAAAAGGGAAGATTTTGATGATTATATATTTGATTATGTTGAATACGTAGATACTAAAACAAAAGTATTAATAAAACATAAGGATTTCCCAGAACATCCTTGGAAGGTTTTGCCTAGTGATTTTAAAGATAAGGGAATATCACATCCTTTGCTGCATAAGAGAGGTTACAAAAGAACAGACTTTAAAAATGCTTGTCTAAAAAACAATAAAGGTAAAGGATTTTTATACCTAATATATTTTGTATGTGAAAAATCTGGAGAAGAGTTCACTAAAATCGGAATCACAAGCAGGAGTGTAAAAGAAAGATTTTGTCGTAAACAATATAATCATTTAAAAATTAAAAAAACTGTTTTGTTAGAGCAAGAGCCTAATTTGATATACGACCTAGAAAATGAAATTCTAAGAGAATATAGACACTATAAATTCAATCCTACCATACGCTTTGCGGGGCAAACCGAATGTTTCAGCTATGAAGCATGGCCTATCATTTTAAAAGAAAAATTAGCACAATACTTAATAACTTAATCACTTAATATGAGTAATAATACAAAATTGCTACTTGAGTTTTACAATCGAGTAGCCGTCAATTCTAAAGTAGAAAATTTAGAAGACATCCCCTTAGAAAGTTTAGAATTTTTGTCTATGCTAAATACTGCCTCACTAAGTTACCCTTTTGTAATTGAAGGTCTTAGACAAAATAAAACTGCAGCCCAGATTTCACGTAAGACCAAACTTCCTACCCATAAAATCAGAGTTATTGGTCAAAATATTGGTAAATATAAAAAATAATGATAAATATAACAATATATACACTTATGTAAGGTTCATAGGTATATAAATATCTTATATTTGTAGCATGGAAAAAAGAATAGAAAATTTAATCAATAGTTTTTCAGTTCTCGAAATTGATATAGATTTTGGGATTGCTGCTTTAAACAAGTTCTTCCATGAAATGGAACTTGTGAAAAGCGGAGTCACACTCTCCGAATTAGGGATGAGTCAGCGTAGAGAAGCATCTAAGCCCCAAGATTTAGGCAATGGCATACGAAAAGCCCACCTTAATGGGGTCATGCGTCTTGAAGACTCACTATCTACAAATGGCGTAAAATCATTGATATCTGAGTTACAAGCCCTTGATAAAGACCCAGATGTTAATGCCGTAATTCTTGAGGTTAATTCAGGAGGAGGTGAGGCAATGGCAGGGGCGGTACTGCAATCCGCAATATCTGATATGGACACTCCTGTGTACACATACGGGCACTTAATTGGAAGTGCCGCTGTTAGGGCTACTCTTCCATCTATGGGGGGCATATTTCTCAGTAGTGAAAGCTCAAAAATTGGAAGTATTGGTACAATGATACAGATCAATAAAGAAATGGTCGAGTACCTAAAAGATAATGTAGACAGCATATATTCAGATGAAAGTACCCACAAAAATAAAGGTCTGAGAGATTATCTTCAAGGAGATAACGCTAAATTAGTGCAATCACTAAATGCTGAAACTAAGATATTTAAAAATCAAGTTTTAAAGTATAGAAGCATCCCTCAAGAGTTACAAGATAGCACCCTAAATGGAAATTTATTTTTAGCAAATGAAGCAAAAAAGAGAGGTCTTGTTGATGAGATTTTTTCTGAGAAAGAATTGATAAATCATATTGTAAACGATCTAAATTTAGATAATAACATTATTCCTAATAAAATTGAAATTGATATGAATATTTCAAATATCGTAAATTCTATTAACAAAGTGTTTGGGTGGAACTACACAGAGGAGCAATCAGCTGAGCTAGAAAAAGCTTTAGCAACCGTATCTTCTATGGAAGATCTACAAGCAATGGCCGCATCTGTTAGCGAGTTGCAGTCACAAAATTCTGAACTAACAGAAAAAGTACAAACGCTAACTCAAACGCTAGAAACGCTAACTCAAACGCTTGAAACGCTAGAAAACGTAAACGCTAAAATTGAAACGCTAGAAAGTAACGTTACAAGTCTTAGCAATTTAACTGCTGAATTAGCTAATGAGCCTGCCATCGAAGGTAATTCGGATGCACCAGAGGCATTACAAGAATCAGCTAGTGTTTTTGATGCGCAGGGCAATTTAATTATTTTAAACGACTCTAAATACTAGTCCGTAGGATTAGTTATTTTATTTTTATTTAACAAACTAAATTTTTTTTAAAATGGCAACATTGTTTGTGAAACCAAGTTTTAATAACTTGAACCAACAATTATCCTTTCCTACGGGCTCGATCAACTACTTTATGCAAGAGCAGATTCAAGACAGTATGGGCTTTTACCAAAGGACTTTCGGTCTCTATTCTTATATGCGCTTGAATAAAGAGATGAAGTACGTAATCCATTCTCTAAAGGGACAACCACTTATGTGGTCTCCTCACAAGTCTTGTGGATGGGATGAAACAGGATCAATCCGTATTGGTCGTAAGGAGTTCACTCCTACGAAAGCCAAGATTAATGAATCGTATTGCTATGATGAGCTTTTTGATTCTTCATTTAAGCATTTCTTGACTTGGAACCCTAATCAGCCAGTCCAAATGGACGAAAATGCGATAGGTCAAGTGAACCGTCTTATTCAAGTCTTATCTGAGAATGCAGTTTTAGGAGCAAGAACTTCATTAACTGTTGGTTCTTTACACGATATGAATGCACCTGAGTTTGCATATAATGCAGAGACTCCTGTGGATATTCGTTCTTTATTTGCTCGCACATCAGGCACAGTAAACGGTTGGGTATCATTAGTAGACCAACTAGCTAAGTCTGATCCAACTTTATATGGTCATTTAAACCTAGAAGACCTTATTGCTACAACGGATATTTCTGAGAACGGAAAAGATTTTGTTGGTGATGCGACTGCCTTATATGATTCATTACGTGATTCTGCTCCTGCGGATTTACAGCATTTGATGGATGAGGGTGGAATTGCTGCTACTAGTGATGGTAGTTATGAGCCTTTATTCTTGGTTTCTCCTTCTATTTACCGAGCGATTGCTCGTGAGTTCCGTTTCCAGACTATTTCTTTCAATGATATCAATCCTAGATTAACTCGTAGAGAATTTTCTCGTCAGGGTATTGGAGGGTCTAAGCCGATTTACGTATATTATATTGATGATATGCCAGTAATTCCTATTTCTGACATCAATATTTTAGATCGTTATTTGACAGGAACAACTCACTTTGCAGCTATTACTTCTTCAAGAAATATTAGTTTAGGTGCTAGTTTTGCGGATTTACCTAATTTGGATGCTCCGAATATTGGTATGATTATTCAGCGTGAGACTGATGTACGTGAATTAGGTAAGTATTACTTTGCGGCTCATGCGTTATTTGCGACAACTATTGCAGATACGGACTTCTTTGTTGGGACGCAAAGATATGCAGTACCTCAATAATTAATTAACTTATAAAAACTAAAAATAATGGCTTGTACTGTTTCCGCAACCCTCGGTAATTTAGGTCAGAGTCCTGACTGTAATTTACGTGGCGGCCTAAAAACAATTAAGTGGATTGAAAATCAGCACATTGATTGGAGCGTGATGACAACCAATGCGGCAAACGCAAATGTGAATGCTGATGGGGAAGTTATCCAATTTGCATATACTGGTTCTGAGACTGATGCTTCTTGGCATACCTTGACTTTTGAGCGTAAACTTGGCTCTTACAACTTTACTTTCACAGAAGACGCGGATGTTTATGAGCAGTTGCTTACGGTTACTTTTGAGGGTAAATCAAAGGATGATCGTGAAACCTTTTTGAATGCTTTATCTGTATGTAAGATTGTCGCTGTAGTTTATGATAATAACTGCCAAGCTAGACTCATAGGTGTAGATTTTGACGGCACATTTACCGAGCAGATTAAGTCTTTACGTATTGTACGTCACTTAGATGCTTCTGGTGAATTTGGTACTTCAAAGGCTAGAGATGAGATGGATTTAGGTGGTGAAAGCTTGTATCCTCCTATGTATGTGAATACAACCTCTATTCCTGAAACGTCTTTAGGATAATAAATAATTGCCCGCAATGCTTGCGTATGCTTGCGTATGCTTGCGTATGCTTGCGTATTCTTGCGTATTCTTGCGTATGCTTGCGTATTCTTGAGTATGTTTGCATATGTAAGTATTGCGGGTTAATAATATTTTAATTTTATATGTTACAATTAACTAATCCAATTCCTGAGTCTATTCGTGATTCCAAGAAGTTGGGTATATTATTTAAGAAGTATAATATAATGCCGTATTATGGTACTACTGATGAGAGTAGTCATAGTATGTTGCGTTTATTATATGATGTGAGTTCGGTAAGTCAGAGTCATGTAGCGTGTAAATTAAATATTATAAGTTACGCATTTGGCGAGCAGTTGGATATAAAGCAGCCTCATGTTACTGGATTTTATGATACTGAGAATTTGGAGAACACCTTAGATCGTTCTACTAAGATATCTTATATTGAGGCTTTGCGTGGGATTGGATTACGTTTAACTGATATTATTGATTACACTAAATCGGGGTATCATCATTACACGGATTCTGGGAATGCTTGGTTTATTATACGTTTAGTTAAGGCGGGAGGAGAGAGTAAGGTATATATTGAGCCTGTTCATTACACGCAAGTTGCGTTATTGGTTCCTCGCAGTGGTTCTAACAATTTAAAGAATGCGATTGTAACGGAGTATTGGGATGAGGATTATTGGAGGCAGCGTAAGCCGAAGGTATATCCTGTTACTGATATGTTTGCTGAGGAGTGGAATTGGCGTGAGAGGGGTAATGGTACTATTTTTGAGACTATTGTACATATAAAGAATAATGCTGACAAGAGCAAGTTTTATGGTAGGCCAGATACATTGAGTGTATTAAATTATATGTATAGTGAGTATGCGTTTAGTGATGTAAGTGCTAAGATAAGTGGTACTGAGTTTGTCACAAAGAAGGTATTAGCCTTTGAGGAGTTAGACCCAACACGTTATGATGGGGATGAGGAGGATAAGATTATGCAGCATCGCAGGCGTATGAATTCATTGAGGTTATTAATGACAAGGGAAGGCGATCATTTGCAAGCTAAAAGTTTGGCAGGTATTGAGTATCCGTTTGGTCAGAAGCCTCCTGTGCCTATTGATTTGGAATTGAATAGAGATTGGGCATGGAAAGATAAGGAGTTAGATAGGGCTAGTTCTTATATTTATGCTATGCATGGATGGGAGAAGCAGTTAACAGGAATGAAAGAAGTAAAGAGTAATACTGGTAGTAATATTGTTATTGACTTATTTAATATTAAGAATGTGACAACTATTACACCTTTGCAGAAATTTTGGGAAAACATATGGGGATGGATGTTAAATGAGATAGGTAGTGTATTATTGCCTAGTCAAGAGATGTACAGCATTAAGTTTCAAGATAAGATTAAGGAGTTAGTAAATATGTTAGCCTTGACTCAAGATGCAGATGTAGTAGCCCAATTAAATTATAATTTGAAGAGTGGTGCGAGAGTTGATGTAAAAGATAGTAGTGCTGCAGCTAATAAAGACCTAATTAAGAACACATTAAACGAAGATTCTGATGCTGAAGTTGATGAGTAAAACTTTATTAACACCTGCAGAAGTAATGTATTATGCAGGATTAGGGGAAAGTTTTCCTAGACTTACTTTACGTAATATATTTACTATGGAGTATCAAGAATCTAGGACACTGATTGGAGAAACTTTTTATGCGGAATTGCTTGCAGATTTAGTAGAGCATACAGATGTACGCAACTTTACAGAATTTGTTATTGAGAATGACGGTACTACCAATTGGGATATAGGAGACAACTTTGTATATAATGGTTTAGTGTATACTGTAAAATTAAAGCCTGATTTTACTGATCCAAATATTTTTGCTTATTATTTCGGGCAAACCCCCGAATTTTTAGTAGGTCAAGATAGCGGTATTTTTAAGTATGGAGATAAATTTACTATGCCCGCATTTAGTAAGCTTTGGTATGATTTTATGGCTGAATGGCTTTCATGGCAAGTAGTTGCAAATTTATTAGGTACTATGCATTCACAAATTAGACCTGAAGGTATAGTTAAAAATCTAGGTAAGACTTACGAACACGCAAGCGATGAGGAGTATCATATTTTACATAAAGCTTGTTTAGGTAATGCTGAGAGAGCTTATTTTAATATGAACCATTTTATACTAAGTAATAATAGTGATGGAGTGTATGATAATTATAAACCTATTTTAGAAGATGGTCTATCATCTATTGATGACTTATCTTCTATAAATGATAAAGTAAAAGGAGCAGGATATGGTAGATATTATTTTGGATAGTATTGAAAGATTCAAAAAAAATACCTTACTAAAAGCAGCTTTTGCAGGCGTAGAACTAGCAAAAAGGGAGCATGGGGATGCTCGTGTTAAGGTATGTAGTGAGTGCCCGCTTGCAGGCAAAGTTGAGGTTATGGGTATCAAGATGGATGGATGTACTGAGTGCGGTTGTCCATTTGCTACAAAGCCTTATATGCTAAATATGCCTCGTTTAAAAGATAAGATGGATGAGCCATTATCTTTTGACGAGCTAATCAAATTAAGAACCAACAAAGAGTCTGAGGACTTTCAGATGGTAAAGATAACTTGTCCTCACCCGAATGGGAATAAATGGTCGCAAGTTGATAACACTTTTTTAAATTTAAAAAAATAGTCAAATGTTAATTAAAGACATTTCAAAATTCGGGTTATTTAGAGACAACCCTCATGCTGATCCAATCAATAACTTAAAGTTCTCTACAAAATCTCAAGAGAGTGAAACGACAAGCGTAGGTCAAGATACTATTGTTTGTGCAGGTGCAGATAGTGATACACTAGAATCTGTAACTTACACAAAAGAAGGTGTAGACTATGTTATGTATCCTGAGAAGACTATCGTAGCTACCGATACGGATGCAGTATTTAACTTTATCTTCGAGAAAGTATTACGTATTTATGAAGTAGATGCTTTCTTAGATGTTTCTTATGATGCAGCATCTTCAGGTACAGTTACAGTAGTACATATAGGTGAAGGCTCACTTTCTGCTATCAAATTAGCAGGCGAAACTGAGGACGCAGCTGCTAGAGTTACTACTGTAGAAACAGTTGCTACTTACCGTTTGGATGTTGCTTCTGTAGCAGCAACAGTAGACGCTTTCTCTGATAGTGTTGATTCAGTTGCAGTAGGTACAGAAATTTCTGCGATCACTGCGATCACTGCAGATAACGCTAGTGAAGCAGCACAATTGAAAACAGCTCTAGTAGCTACTTGCTTTGCAGGCTTAACGGATACAACGCTCGCAAATAGTGCAACTGTAGAGGTTACTCCTGATATGGTTACAGGTCTTTATATCGTAAAAATCTCAGTTGCAGATACTTATGATAAGACTATGAGTTTGACTTTAGGAGGTACAATCTACAATTTCGATAAGGTAGCGTTCAGTAAAAGATTTGTATAATCAATTCTCTCATTCTATAATTATAAGGGAAGCTTATTAATTTAGGTTTCCCTTTTTTTTAAATTTAAAAAATGAAACAGTTATTTAATATATCAGCATTATTTCTTTTAATGCTATTCAGTAATAACATAATGTCTCAATCATACTCTTTATATTGTGTTGATGACTATTTTGTTAATGCTCCTGAGTGCGACTTATGCGCTCAGTATGGATCGGGTAGGCAGTTTTTTAATGGTCTAGTATTAGATTCTAGGGCGTCAGGAAAAGACATTTTAGTGCGTAGTCCTTACGATATTTTAGTACGAGGTAATACCGTTATCCTTAGAGATTGGACTATGAAAAAGGTTACTATTAATATGAGTAACATAAAAAACTTTTCAACGCCTTTTAGCCTTCTCAGCTATTTAAAAGATTGTAGCGGAGGTACAGGGCAAGGCGGTGGAGGATTATCGGACGGTGATTATGGAGACATGACAATCTCAGGAGATGGTAAAATTATCACATTAAAAAATGATATAGTTGGGGCAGATGAATTACAAAATACTACGGTTGTAGCAGGAACTTACAATGTATCAAATATAACTGTAGACGCTCAAGGTAGGATAACTAGTGCAAGTGCTGCTACTGCAGATTTGCTGCCCTTAGCTACCCCTCTTTCAGGTAATAATAATGTAGAATCTGCTTTAGTATATCTTGATAATAAACCTGCACCAGATGGTTCTGAAACAAAAATTGCAGATGGAACTAATAGTATGGTAGTAGGCTCTGGTACTATTGCCGATCCTTATAGAATTAATGTTTCTTCTGGTACAGCTACAGTAGGTGATGGAGACTATGGAGATGTTGTAGTTTCTAGCGGTGGTACTGTATGGACTGTTACTGGTGGAGGTTCTACACAAATTGCTACTATTTCTGATTTGTCAAGTCTTAGCCCTTCTGATAACGATAGAATATATGTCGAAGGTTACTACTCTCAATTTGATGGGGGTCAAGGATATTTTGTGTATGACGCAACCCTTGTATTAAGCACAACAAATGCAAATAGTGGTTCTATTATAGACCCTGCTTCAATGACTACATGGGATGGTACTCAATCAGATATTAACGATCTGCTTACAGAACAAGCAGCAAGCACAAACACTGGTGCATGGGTTAGAGAAGAGTATTATGAATCTGGCATATTTACTTCTGGACAAGTAGGTATTGTTAATGATACAACAATTGCTCAAGACATTGCTTTTGATAACGCTATA